TTATTGGGATACGGCTTGCCCATCTACAATCACCACTTTACTATGATCCGGACATGTATCCTGTCCTTTTTTTAAATAACCAAAATCAATCAATTCCTGCACACTTGTTGGCGTTTCTAATTGATCGATTTCATACAACATGATTTGCGAGTTGACAATTTCAAGTAAAGCTTCACACCCCTTATTACGAATAATTTTTTCTTTTTGTTGAATGATATTTATAGGTTTCTAGCTCTTTATTTTTCTTTATTTTTTATTCCTCTAGTTTACTTTATGTTCTCATATTTTCTCGTTTTTGACCACTTTTTATTTGATTGAACCTAAAAAAATATTCCATACGTTATGCCACGTGCTTTATGCCATTATGCCAAAAACAATATATAAACAAAAAAGCCTCCCGCTTGGTAAGGAGACTCTTTTGCATAAAGTTATCTTTGAAAGGGTTGTGTCCATCCATGAAGAACACATCAATAATATAGCATATAAATTTTAAGATTTGTTAAAAAACAAAAACCATACCTGGATGTGTTAGGTATGGAATCGTTTTGGTGACATTTACTAAAAGGGGGAGCTTTTAGCAATTGTCACATTTTGTAGTTGTTTTTGCTAGCGCCACAAAGAGAAATGTTAAGATTCAATTACACGTCTGCAACTTGCACTACACCAAAGAGAGCTTAGGCCTTTATCACTCTACTTTTCCTAGCAACATGATTATACCATATCAGTATGAATTTTATAAAAAAGACCACCTTTCAAGTACTTCTAGAATGTACTCTATTCAGTGGTAGAAAATAATTTTTCTTTGTAGTCGACTTGCATAAAAATAATATCAATCAGTCACGCTTGGAATGACTATAGATCAATACTAATAAATCCATATGCCTAACTTGGATTTGTACATCAAGCTAACATGGTTCACTTAGAATTCATCATGCTTGGGCCTTTGCCATTATAACATAGCAAAAACTGCCACACAACTAAATGCGTAGCAGTTTCGTTTCTCCTTGTTCCTATAATTGGTACATGAGATAAAAAGAATACGATTGTATTCCCCTAAGCATAGATATTATACCATATTAAGGTATTGGTCGTATTGTGCACTCTACTAATCTATGTGCATATATTTTAGCATAAAAAGCAAAGACCGTACAAACATCATACGGTCTAAGAAACTCTTTCTACTCTAGTAGACGAGCTATTTTATAATTGGCTACCTCGAGCTTGCGTGATATTTAAGGAGCAACACGGTTTCCATTTCCACCAATTAAATTTTCGTTCACGATAGTTCACACTACCATAACTGATTTACAACATATAAATATCTTTTTTGCAGATTTCGTGCAAAATCTAGCGTTTTATGTCGTATTTCGTACATTATGTACAATTATTTGAACAAATTAGCGATTTTTTCAACGATTTTTAGCAACAGTTCAATTAATTTATTGATTCCTGTTACATTGATTTTGTTTCCATTATCGTCTTTAGAGTCTGTATTTGGTTCATCTTTTTTATTTTCTGAGCCATTTTCATCCTTTTTATCGTCTGTTGATTCATCTTTCTTAGGATTTGACTTATAAAAATCAATATCGTGGAAGATTATATCTTTGTCGATTGGGTTAGCTGCATACTGATGAATAACACCTACACCAGATTGGTCTGATTGAATATTACCATCATTCGTACCCCAATTTGCAATCCAAATAGGATATGTTGTTTCTACAAATGTTCCTAGCCAACTAGTGCTAGTATAAACACCTGTATAATATCCCTTAGCACTCATATAGTCGCAGAATACTTTACAAGAGAAAGAACATCTTTCTTTAGTTAAGACACCAGCTTTTTTCTTATAGTTATCTGCATCTTCCATATCAAACCAAACGCCAAGTTGAACATTTTTGTCTTTGATTAGATTGTATGCGTATTCCGCTTCCGCTCTAGCTTGTTCATCATTCAAGGCATAATCATAGACATACACACCATAAGGAATCTTTAATTGTTCACATTTATCTGCAAAGTATTCAAATTTCTTATCAGTGTATTCTCCATAGGAAGCACGCAAAATCACAAAGTCATATTTTGATAAATCAATATCTGAACTGTTGTGTTCTGAAATATCAATTCCGTACCCCTTAACATTCTTAGTGTAATCCGTTGTAGGTGGATTAGAAGGCTCTGTAGAAGGCTTAGAAGGCTCTTTTGTATCTTCCTTAGTATTTGTATCAGGTGCTCTGAATTTCGCCCACATTTGTGTTCTATCCTCTGTAGCAGACACTGCAACAAAGAACTTTCTGTCTCCTTCTTTACCTACAACGTATCTATGTCCATTTGTAACGCACTTCCAATAATAACGAATCTCATCTCCTGAATTGCATTGGCCAAAGATTTCTCCACTTGGATTATCATAATGCTTATGTACACCATCAACAATGAATGTAGCAATACCATCTTCTTGAGTTAATTCAATATCTTTTGTTTCAGGAGCACTAATTGTTGCCCATGGTTCAACACCATATGATTCACTACCACTAACGGCTGCGAAACATCTAACTCCATTTGTGTGTAACCATGAAATCCATCTATGTCCATTTCCAACCCACTTTTCAGTGTAGACTTGCTTTTCACCTTTTACAAATGTTCCGTAAGAAGCACCTGTTGGAGTATCTCTATGAATGATAATTTTAGTATCATTTATAAATGTGGCCATTCCATTTTCTTTAATCAATTGAGAAGCATCATATGTAGAAGCATTTGTATAGAATTTAGGTCTTAAATATCCCCAAATAGCACCTTGATAGTTTAATGGCCATAACATAGCTTTAGCGTTGCCTAAAACGTTCTGAGAGAGTGCTCTGCCTTCCCAATAGATAAATATATGTCCGTATCTTGCATCACCACCTACAGACACTCCTACGTCACCATTTTGGGGAGCACCCGTAACAACATCAAAATAATTTAATACACCATTACTAGCTCTGTTGAACCACCAATCACGAGCATTTCCACGTGCAACGCATGGCTTTCCTCCCCATGCCATTAAGCCTTGAATTAATGAAACACATTGTCCACCATATGGTTCTTCGCCTTGAACATAATTAATGTTCATTATTTGCCCTTTATTGTTAAAAACCTTATTGATAGCATAGTTATAAAACTCTTGTGGAGTTCCCATTTTTCATCCTCCTTAGTCTTTATCTAGCAGAAAGTCTTGAATTTCATCTCTAGTTTCTTGGAGCTTATCTTTGTCGTTTTCAGAAAGCATATTGTTGATAATTGCGATGTTTGCTTTTAGTGTCAAATTGCCACGTTGCTTATCTTCTTCTAATCTTTCTTCATGCTCTCCTAATCTTCGAGAATGTTCATTCAATTCTTTCTTAATCCCTTCTTGTGTGATAACTAAACTTTCAATTGATTTTATTCTCTCATTGTCTCTTGCTAACCATTCTTCGTGTTTTCTAACGGTTTCTTTTAAATCGTCATTAGGTTTCTTCACTTCTTTAATGATTTTAACTACTCCCCAAGCAGAAGCAATGAAACCTAGAAGCCATAAAACATATTCTAAATCAATAGTGATTACTTTTCCCAATATTTTTCACCTTTGACGTTGATTTTATCAATTCCGTTGTCTAATTGAATCTTAACGTATTCTTCAATTTCATCAAAAGTGCTCTGAACAATTTCACTAATCATTTCTTTTGTAATGATACCATGTAAAGCATCAGGAACAAGATTGTATAGTTTACTAACAACTTCTTCAAACTTTTTACCGCCAGCATTAGTTGTATCTTTGTAGTTGTCCTCCGCTTCTTTAATGTAAACAACTGCTTGTGCAGTGATTTTAGCAATCACTTCTTGAACTTCTTTTGCTTTGGTTTTAGCTTTGGTACTGAATTTAAAATATAAAGCTAATCCACCGCAAACTAAAGTAGCAACAGTCTGCAATAAAGTTAAAAAATCTTGTACATTCATAATTTTACACCTCCAAAAATATTTCATCTCTCTCATATTTTTTGAGGTACTGTTTTATGGCATTTCAATTATATAATGAAAAGAAAAGGACGTACATTATCGCCCTTCCCCTTTATCTAAAACATCAATTCCATTCATATATAGAATCTTGTTCTGTTCTTTAATGATTTTATTTTGCTTATCAATAATATCTAATAAGTATTGGATGTACTCGAAATTACTCAAAATCAATCAACTCTTGATACTCTTCTTTAGTGATTTTCTTTTTCTTGTAAGCTTGCTCTACTAAGAATAAATATGAATCTTTGCTATACTTTCCATCAATCACTCTGCTTTTCTGATTACTCAAAATCCTGTACATGAGTCATTCCCTCCGTTTCTTCTTCGTCAACAGGCAATTCAATACCTGCCATACAAGCAACGTATTCTGTTAGAAACTTTTGATTTGCCAATTCATCTTTTGTAGATTGAACTTGAGAAGCTTGATATTCTTCTTCCGCTTGTTTGTCGATAGAAACATCTAATTGTTTGATAATCATACTTTTATCTCCTTCCATAAATTAGCGTAATACGCATCTATTCTTTGCAATAACTTGTACGTATTCCCTAATTCTGCGTGTGATTTCCAACTATGAAGGCTTGCATCAATTTTTTCTTTTGTCATTTCACCTTTCTTTGCTTTAATGACTTGTTTCTTTAATTTTCGCCTTTCATGTTTTATATTTTCTGAACTTAGGTTGTAATAAACCTTGCCCGTTTTTGATAGCGTAGCTTTAAATCCAAGAAACATGAATCCTTTATCTATTCTTAGAACTTTAGCTTTCTTTGGGTTAGGCTCAAACCCTAATTCGATTAACCTATCACAAACTACTTTCTTCCATTGCTTCGCTTTTTCTTTGTCATTTGTAATCAAATAGGAATCATCCATATATCTTATGAAACTTTTGCAATGTAATTTTTCTTTGATGAAATGGTCTAATTCATTTAATAAGCTTATACCAGCAATCTGAACCATTTGAGAACCTGGATTATATCCAATGTCTCCTGAATATTGTGTATCTAACACATCTTGAGACATACTAGCAGTATCTGAATCACACATCTTATAAAAACATTCATTGACATCTTTATGTCTCATGTTTTGATAATATCCATGTATATCTATCCATACAACATATCCTGCATTTGTTTTGTTGTTGATGTAATATCTATGAAGATATTGTCTCATTACATCCATAGCTTTCTTTGTTCCTTTGAATTTTTGACAAGCTATATTTGTATAAACAAAGTGTTTTGTCGTTTGAGGATATAATGAATTATCGTTAATACTACGTTGATAAACTCTATCCCTGAAAGGAATACTTAAACACTCCCTTCTTTTTGGATATGTAACAATAATTGGTTTAGGTTTTCTGTTTATCCATGTATCATTCTGTAATTGTTCTTCCATCTTCAAACAATTTTCTACACCATTTAATACAAATGATTTAACGCTTGGTTTCCAAGATACATTTTTCTTACATTTCAACATTGAATCAAACAATTGATCGTAGTCTGTAATATATTCTTTTATTTTCAAAATAATAGTTTCCTTCCGTCATAGTTAGCTACCATCTTTTTTAAGAGGCTCTAACATCGGTGGCAAAATACACTGATTTATGTATATTCTGCGGTATTGTTCGCTCTAATGAGCAGGGATGAGGTTCCTTGTTTACACATATCAAATCGTATCAACATCTAAGGCTGACCATATAGTTTAAGTTGATAAACAATCGGGGCGAACGTATTCGCATTGGAAGCGTTGTTGTTGTTGACATTGCCACTAGTGTTCACATTCCACGTATTACAAGCATTGCCTTGGTTGGCTGAACGCAAACGGACGTTCTGAGAATCAACCTACATCCCGTATGTATTAGTATTTATTAATAATTACTAATTGATATATTTTGCATATCGCTCTTTATCTGCATTATGCCATGCGATATACATTCTCTTTACTGTTACTACTTGATTAGTCCAATATTTAACTCGTTTTCCACGAATGTTAAATAATGTCTTTGCTACATCTATGTCAGACAATAAATCTATACAAAGGAAAATGGCTTCACGTTGGTATCTACTGCGTTCTTCCCATCTTTCATGTCCTGTCTTACCTTGAACATAGATTGCATTTGCTCTTTTTCCTAGCCTGTATATATCTTTTGCCTTCTTAATCATGTCACCCGTCATTGTCTGATAATACTCAGGCGGAAAATTGTTTGTGTTTGAACAAATCTTTACAGTATACAAAGACAAGTTTCTTGCTTCCCATAAACAATCCAACATTTTATTTGTCGGTGTGTCAGGTACATTTCTTTCATTTACATTAGTTGCCATTCAATAATTCCTTTCCTTGTATGGGGCAGTACGTTGTCTGCCCCGATTTTAGATTTATGCGATGCAAACAAGAGGGGCGAACGGATGCGCACTGGAAGCGTTGCCGTTGGTGACACTGCCACTAGTGTACACATTCCACGCATTACAAGCATGGCCTTGGTAGGCTGAACGCAAACGGACGTGCTGAGGTGATGTTTTATTTGCAACGGAATACTCAACCATATTTGGATAATCTGTCCACCATTCGCAAGGTGTTGTACGTCCGCTTCTTCTTTTCCAATAGGTGTGTACATCACCTTCTCCACTAGTTTGTGGCTTAATGAACATCTGTGATAATGAAGGTAACGTAACATAGTCGTATGTAATATCCTCTGCTCCTTCATCGTTAACAGTATTAGCATAAGTAACTACCTTTACTTTTTTTAAACAATTTAGCATTTCATCAGGCATACCGCATAAGAATCCGTCTTTAGAAGCTAATTGGTCGGGGCAAATATCCCATTGATCTTGTGGAGTCCACCATTGCCCTTTTGGCTTACTTGAGTTTAGCCATTGTCGTAACGCAGATGTTTTCCATCTGTTCCAACCATATGCCATTTCTTGTGTAGAGTTTAAATTTCCACTTCGGCTATCATATTGGATTGTTCCTAGATTTGTTCCACCACTACCAACAGTAACATTCACTGTTTCATTTAGAGTGATTCCGTCTTTACCATATGAATAAACCTTCCAATTTGATGGTGCTTGGTCAGGTGCTCCATAACATCCAGCTAATCGTCCGCCTTTTTCAACAGGTTTTGTCAATGTAAATTGGTAGTTGATTCCTGGTTTAACATTGTTTCCCCATGCTTTTGCAAAATCGAAATTGTAAGTGCCAGCACTAAGCCCATCAGGACACGCTAGAAACGCTCTCTGATGCGAAAATTGAATACCAAAAGGCAAAGTGTAGTGCGACTGTAACCACATTCCAGGAACAACTTCTCCGTCCTCTAAAGTCATATCTTCAAAATGATTGACTTGCCAAGGCAACGTATACTTCTTGTTCGAGTCTGCGGTGTCTGTCCAATCCTCTAACAATTGTGTGCCAATAGCAAATGCACTTTCACCGACTCCGTTTGCAATTAATGTTCTTACCTTCTGCCAATCCATTGGTTGATATGAAATTCCATTTTGAGCAATGATATTCAATGCTTTTACAATTTTTTCTCCTGTTTCATCTGTTAAAATTCTGTGTTTTGCCATTATTCTTGTACCTCCTGAACAATATATCCTTCTTCGTCTACAGATAATCCCAACGCTTCAAATTCTTTTCTAAGCCTACTTACACCTAAAGAATCATCTAATTGTTGGATTGTACCTTGTTTGGTAGCTTCGTTATCTTGGACGATAATTAAATCTGTTTTTGAAATGCCTTTGCTTGAAGGCAATTCTGCAATTCTAACACCCATTTATATACCTCCTAACTGCCATAGTTTGTATGACGTAGAATCTTACCTTTCTTGTTGAAATAAACTGCTTTTACTTTCTTTATTACTCCGTTATCGTTGTAGAAAACTCTAGCAGTTCTAAGTCTTTCTCTACCAAGAACATCAACAATCAAGTTATCTCCATTCTTAGCCAAGATGTCTACTCCGTCTTTTGTGAGGATGTTTTCTTCATACGTATTTGAGTTATATGCAATCTTCAATTGGTCAACTAATGTTTTAAAACTGAATGTAGCACTATCTGATTTAGAACCAAAGTTATCCACGATACGAACGTATAATGTATAACTTGTTTCAGGACTTAAATTGTCTAAATAAATATGTGTATCAGTTCCTACATTAATCCAATTTGAATCGTCTAGCGAATATTCGTAATGATCTATTGTAGCTCCTTCATTTACAGAGAATCCATACCAACCAAACATACCACCGTGAGGTGTGACTCCTGTGCTTCCAATACCACCTACATTTGGCTTTTCATGGTCCAATGTCGTAAATGATGTACTAGCTGCCAACGAAGGTTGACCATAGTTATCAACCATTCTTACATAGAATTTATACTTCGTATTTTGCTTTAAATTACCAAGGGTTAGGCTTGTTTTTTTCCCTCGGTCTGTCCAATTATTTTCATCATTAGATGTTTGATAAGAATAATCGGTAGCCATATCTCCCAATGAGAATCCACTCCAACTAACTTTTGCAGAATTGGATGTTATCGAGCTTGAAGAAACGCTTCCTTTTGAAGATGCATTAGGATATTTAGTGGTTGCAACAAAATCAACTGCTTCGCTCCAAACACCGTTATATTTTCTTTTGAAACGATAATATCCAGTGTATTTTGTATTCGGTTTTAATCCTGTCCATGTATCCACAAAAGGCGTATCTGCTTTTATTACTTTTTTCCAATCTGTCCATGTTTTCCCATCACGACTCCATTGGTTTTCCTCAGAATAAAACGGAACTGAAATTGTACAGTACATTGTTTTATATGTACTTCCAACATTACTAATTGTTGCCTTGTCTGCGGTTCTATCAATTTTAGGAAGAGAAATGTTTACTACATTTGTGTTATAAGGACTTCCTATAGTTCCTGTGTATGTTCCATTAAACCAATAATGCACTTTGCTTGATGCATTACCATTAGAATCGTGGTCAACGGTAAATGAACCATTTTGTAGAATATATTCCTTGCTAGTGCCAGCACCACCATCTGATAGAGTAGCGTGAGCACTATAATTTGGTGCTCCTGTAACACCAGCAGACCAATCTTGTTCAACACGATAACCTGAATAATGAGGGTTTTTATTTTCAACTAAAATCCTTGTTCTTGTATGGACTGTAGACCTATTGTTTACGACATCTTGTTCGCTCCATGCGTAAACTTGGAAATACATATTACATCTGCCACTATATGACCAAATTTGATGATTTCCAAGTAATGCCCATCCTCCACCTACATAAGTCATAGATTAGTCTCCTATCTGAAAGTAGAAATATCCGTTAGGGCAATTTGTTGTGTTTGGGTCGGCAGTTCCAACTTTATAACGAATTGATTCAATATTTACTGCGTGTTTTTCATCAGGTGGTATCGTTACGTTATTAACCTTGATTATTTTGATAGGTACTAATTGATCTACAACTTCTTGTTTAATATATCCAGCATCATTTTGAAGCTCAGATACATTTTTAGGAATTTCAGTTTTATTTGCATAAACACTAGCTATATCTAGATTGACAATATAATCAACAGGACTAATTGTCTTTCCATCTAATTTAATCGTTGTGATAGGCACTTTGATAGCAATATTTTTGTTGTTATCTTTGGCAATGTTTGTTCCGTTTACAGAGATTGTTTTAACGAATTGATTTAGAATCGCCATTAAATCCAATTGGTTAGAAATATCACCAATCATATTTCCCCATTTCACTTTTAAATTTGCATGGTCATTGATTACTTGAATTTCTTTTCCGTTGTAAATATAGAACAATCCTTTTGAATCAACATACGCATGGTCTCTACTTGGATTAGTAATATCATTTACAGAATCAACGATTTCTAGCCAAAATTCGCAATCACCATCTTTTAAAGGAAACGCTACTGCCATATCTTTATTACATACTACAGGTTGCATATTATTTTCCTCCAGCTTTCATAATGTCTGCGAAACAAGATGCACAAGAAGTGATTTCTACACCTAAGAATTTTGTACAAGCTTCAATAAACTTCTTGTTAATCTCCAAAGCAATATTCAATAATTCGGGGTCTCTATCCGAGGCTTGATACGCTTCAAATGCAGTGTACATAGCCATACTTAAATGTTTAACTAAACACCACTGTTCTCTATCTCCTTTACCACCGAAAGAATTGTATAGATAAAGCATTTGAGAACGTCTGATATTGGCATAATCATCAATTTCATCCTTTAGTGCTTCAATCTTTTCTAAATTATCAGGAATTTCTTCTTCACTAATCAATCCATTTTCAACCTCAGAAATACGTTTTTCTAATAAGGTTTTAGCGTGTAGTTCTGCACTTGCAATTTGTGTAAAACTACGGATAATATCTTCTCCAATTCCCGAAGTGCTATATTTGTTTTCCATCTACACAACCTCCTTTTTGTATGCTTTGATAGACAATCTAGCAGACTGTTGTTTTTGTTTTCTTTTAAAGTCAATTTGTTGACTGTTCAATTTCAATAGCGATATGGCAGACTGCCAATCTCTAGGATTTTGTTTTACATGATTTGATAGGTTTTCAATTCTTTGCTCATATCTATTCATAGATACCTCTTATCTGTTTACATGACTATATTTAAGATAATTTACTAACGTACAATCAAAATTACCATTTCCTGTTACTTTGATTGTTTTATATCCTGGGTCTAGTATTCTGTTTCTATCGGCTTCTGAAAGATACCCACAAGCTTTAAGAACATCGAAGTTAGAATATTGCCCAGGCCATAATCCATTGCCTGTAATCCATGCTCCGTTGAATTGCTGCTTGAAATATGGTGTCATGTCGATTCCTTCAATCTCGATATTAAAGTTTGTAGCAGTAGAATTATCTATTACTAGTTTAAACTCAAAACGCTCATAATAAATCAAATCCTGAGAAATTGACATTCCTATTACCGCTGGTTTAGAACTTGAACATCCCCATCTAGGGAACTCGTACCCATAAAAATCAACTGTGTGGTTTCTACGTTGAATGGAATTGTATCTTCCTTTTTCTTTCAAATCATAGACACTATCAGCTAATATATTTATTGCCTTACTAATATCCATAACTAATCACTCTTTCCGTCTCTATCCGTTCTTAGGAATTTCTCTAGTGTCAATGTATCTATTTCAATTCCTGTTTTATCTATTTCTCTTTGTAGACTTGTGATATAGAACCAATCGTCTTGTTTTAGAATACGTTTCATGTATCTATTGCAACTTCCTAATTGCAATAAATTGAGATCATAAATAAATCTGATTCTATCACCTACGTTTACTTCTTTAGGTAATGCTTCACAAGAAGCATTGATAGAAAATTTTCTTCTTGCATTAATTAGTTTTCTACAGGCACAATCATATACAACCTTGGCCGCATAAATTCTATCGTTATCAGTAATGATAGTTGTTCCGTTTGTAGACTCAGGGTCAATGCTCTGTTGCACATAAACACTCTTTACTCTGAAAATACCAATGATATTTGATGTACTGATTGTTGTTGTATTGCAATATGGATAAGGTTGGTTTTGACCAAAGAAATTCGCTCTTCCATTACCAGCATCCGAAACATACATTGCAACGTGTGATGTAGGAGTATCACCGCCTCTACCGAATATGCACCAATCACCAAATTGAGGTGTATCAACATAATCAAAGTATTGAGAATAGCCTAATTCATCTCTGTTATACCAAATGTAATCTGCATACCCATCACCGCCTATAGCTCTTGTAGGGTCGGGATAATTCAATGTCTGCAATGCTTTCTTCCATGCATCTACACATTGATATGGTTGTTCAACAGATACACCATCCATGTCGATAGATTGACCGTTCCATGTGTTGATAAAATTCTGAGCGTTCCAAGGACGAGATTGCGTTTTATCTGTATCGGATGTAGTTCCGTTATCGTCTTGTTCCCACTCAGGAATCAAACCATAAATACGTTGAGCAAATTCAATACGTTTTTGATACTGTAAATCAATAGATGTATCACCACGCTCATAATCTGCCATAAAAGCCATTACCATGTAATTCATATCGGCTTCCATATGTGACCATTGTTGGAATGTGATGTTATATGAAGAAGTAGGAATCCAAGGGCCATTTGTAGCATTTGTTGACCATTCTTCAACCAACTTAGCTACTTCCCCTTTTCCGTACATTGTGTAGCTTGTATACCCATGAGAACCAAGCCAATTGGTAATTCGTGTGTATGGAGTCCACTGAACCAATCCAAATCCTTTTTGGGAATCAGGAACATCACCCATTTGATACAAGTTAGGGTTTAATGTTGATTCAACATGACACGAACCACATAAAGCAGCAATAGCAGATTTACTCCAAATATCTTTTAGAGAGTGCCATAAGGCTTTAGCATTGTTTATTTCTTCTGTATCAGTTAAATATCTCTGTTCTTTAGGAATTACCCATTTGTAATCCTTAGAATCTTTTGTCATGTCCTCTAGACTAAATGGTGATAAATCATCAAAAGCAAATGTTCCTTCAATGAATACACCACTTTCATATCCAACCGACTCTGTATCAATAATGGAATACTCCAATTGATTGTTAGGAGCTAATTTTGGAAAGTCTACATATTCATAATCACGCTCGTTATTTATGTTTGATCTCAAAATAACTACAGGGAATTTAGGGTTCTGTAAACTTTTGTCGTTATATACTTCTCTCAGAGATAAAGAGGACATACCACTATCAGATTTATTAGCATAAACTGTAGCAAGGTTGATAACATCTGAAAAATCGGTTTCCATTGTTGGCTCGCCAATGATTCTGTAGTTTCTTCCTAACGTTGGCTTATTAGAAAGCATAACAGGTTGTTTCTTTCCAAAATATCCAACTTCAACTTGCTTATCATTCGTAAACGGTACTCTCCAATAAACAGATGGTGTCAATTCACAAGTTTTAGTAAGTGCATCTAATTTAGATTGTCTAGAATAAACGTAGTCAATCTTTTCGTTATCAATCTCAGTTTCAAAATTCATCTTCCACTGAGTCGAATAATACATATCTTCACTTTCGTATACGTTCTTTATAAGAGCATTTTTAACCGCATAATTTGTTGGGACTTGTCTATATGTCCATTCGTTAATTACGTGCGTTAGAGATATGTTTAAACCACTTACAGAGGGTTTGTAGTCGGTAATCATTCCGTAGAAAACTCCACAATCCATAATTACTCGCATTTCTTTTCTTCCTGAGATTAAATCGTAGTATTCGTTAGGAATTGTGATTTGCATTTCAGGTACTGTCATCAACTCATTTGAAAAACTGATTGTGCTTAAAGACTCTCTAAATCTTTTCTTAACTTTTCCAAATTCTAATATTTCAAAGTAAGGAATCATATTTACTCCTAACTACCAATTTTGCCTTGTCCTACCCATTTACCATTTTTTCTAATTCTACTTGACCCTTGGTTTTCTTTATTTACTTTATCGGCACTGTATTTGCCAATAGTAACCCAAGAGTCTTTAACTCTCTTTTTAAACCATCCTGTAGCTCTATCCAAAGAATAGAATATGCCACCTTTTCTTACTGCCCATGGTCTGAAATCAGGGATAACCTGTTGAATTGAATATACATTCTCATAAGGGAATGTAGCATCTTCGCCTCTTAATTCAACTTTAACGTGTGTTGTATCTGTTGGGAGTTGTAGCTTACCACTCCATTGACTGTTTTGTGCCACTGTTTCCCAACCTGATGAATAAGCCAATGGCCATGTATCGGCATGAGAGAATATTACTTGATTATAAATTTCTCTCCATGAGGCTTTATTGTTGTTAGAAACACTAATGATCAAAATATAGTTGTATCTTCCACCATACTGTACATACTTTCCGTTTCCTGTATATTTACCAGCATCCGTTACACCATAACCAACTAAATCTAATGTGAAGGTAACACCATAGTTTCCATCATCTGAAAAGTTGATACCTTTTCCATAGCCTTTAGAATGGGCAGTAGCAAGGGGAAATCCAAAGTCTGCGGTATTGCCTGGATTTCCACCTAATACTACGTTGTTGTATGGCCCTGTGTTATCGTAAGCTCCATGAAAGTTTTGCCATGCCATTAAACACCACCAGCCAAATCATTCTCAGAACTTCCGTTATTAGTACGGATGTATGAGCTTCCATCAGGAGTACCACCAAAGATATTGATGTTACCTGTTGCAATGCTTCTTCCGTCATTGAATTTTCCTTTAAATACAGTATCTCCCGTTTGTTTCCATGCACCACTATTTTTAAGGTTCGTAAGAATCTTTTCAACCGCACTGTACATATCTCCAACACTGCCTTCAAGCTTTCCAACTTTGCCTTGTAAAGCTCTGATAGCATTCCAAATCTTTTGAATTTCTGCCCATAGTTTCTCGATTTCTTCCCATTGGCCGCAATCTGAGCAAATCATTACATCCATGATACTGATTAGGTTCTTTTCCAAATCTTTGATAGCTTCTTTTGTTTCGCAAACATCAATTGTATCTATCTTTTCTAACAATCCGCCTAATAAGCAATCGTTCATATCGTGCATATCTGTACAGTTATTGTGGCCCTTGTTTTCAAAACCTTGGTTTGCTTTAAGATTTGCACAAATAGTATCTGTTACACCTTTTTGAATGAAATTACTGCTTGTAGCTTTTAAAGAATCGCAAGCAGAACAAACATCTTTATTCATTTATGTGTACCTCCTAATCCCTACAGATAACGAAGTTTACCTTGTTATCATTTACAAAACGAGTGTGTAGAGATATTTCATCATCTTCTAGCCAATCAACATAAATAGAAAGGAATTGCAACCAATTTGTTGTTTCTCCAGCTTTTACTGTTCCACTCATGCTTAATTCCACTGTTTTGTTAATATCTTCTTCAAATGAAGCATTTGTGATTTTCTGATATACCAACGATCCACTCTTATTAGGAACACGAATTGAAACAGTTGGAGCTGAACCAGCGGAAACTCCCGTCATTTTATAAGAGTAGTGTTTCAATGTAACACTGTTGAATTTGTATGTAGCACTCTTATCTTTGTTAGGCTTCATACAGAAATCTACTTTTCCTGTAATAACTCCGTCCGCTACTTTCTTGTAATCGCTAGTGTGAATCCAATCTGAATATCTGAATGTGAAATTACCTTGTCTGTCAATTTCAACACTTAATCCAGGTGTAGACTGTTGAATAGTATATTGTGTTTCGATTGCCAAATTTTGAAGTTGAAGATTATACAACTGGTCTTGCAATCCACACATCCAACAAATCATAGCTGCTTTCATGTTGTAATCGTTGTTAGCGTATTGGCTCATAAACAATTTCCAATCACACAAATCAAATCCATCTATGATGTCATATAAGCCCTTTGTAAGGCAATCGTTGGCATTTTCCATGTCTGTACACGTATTATTGCCATTCTCAGGATTTAAGCCTGTATCGTTTCCTAAAGACGTACAGATTGAATCTGTAACACCATTTTGGATAAACTCTGCACTGCTATCTTTTAACTTTCCACAAGCAGTGCAATAACTTTTTACATTTGCCACTGCAAGCCTCCTTAATTTGTAAGTTCATCAACATCTATATATACACAAGCCATCTTACAACATGAGCCTGTGACAACTAATCTATTCATTCCATGATGTACTGTAAATCCAAATTCATCTTCGATAACTAGATTATCTAAATCTACTTCCTCTGATGCACAACATCCATCCGCAGTAAAGTATAAGTTCCAACTTGAATCAAGTGTTAAAATTCCATCATATTCGCCTAGAATCATCATTTTGTTTCCATTGATTTCGATTTCAGGGTTTTGGAATTTACCATCTAGAATCAATTTTACTTTGTCGGTATCTAATACTGTTCCACTGTAGAATCTTCCAGCAATTGACTCAACACAATAATCTTTTTTACAGATTTTATTCTTAATCAAATCATCACCGAAAATCTGTTCACCTTTGATACAATCGTAGACAATCTTGTATGAATTGCCACAATTCATAAAATCTTCCAATGCTTTAGTTCCCATCACACATAAAGATGTTTCCTCTGTAATATCTCCGCAATCACACAAACATGAATTGCAAGTTTCCATATCAGGGGGGCAAGTAACACAACATGATAAGCACTCTTGAGCATCTCTGAAATCCTCACAATCGAGGATATTACATACAGAATAAGGAACTAAGAATGTTTTCTTTGTATCTGCAATATGCCATACACCTTCCCAAAGTTTAAAATCAATATCCATTGATAAATAGCCTTGGTATTTTTTGTAATCTTCACTAAATCCCGTGACATAGGCCCATGCCCAAATCAATTTGTTATCTTGAATTGCCCATAACCTACCAGGTTTAAGCAAATTCAAATTGAAATAGTCACGTAGGAATCTTCTATCTTCATCATGAAAATGTTCATAATTAAAATTCAATGTTAAGGACAAATCGCCTTCCGTAAGAAACTGTTGATTCTTTTGGAAAGCAACATAACTACCATGCCCGTAACTATATTCTTGCGTTGCAGTCTTTGTATCTTGCTTTAGAGAGGCAGAGGAAATCTCCTCCGCACTGTCTATTACAAGATCATTGAACTGAACGTATGTTTTTAATGGGTTTAAGTTATAACAAGTCATTATGCCAAACCTCTCAAGCATCTACCTACTTTGATAGCCTGCCTTCTTTCGTTTCCTTCGTTAAAAGCGATACTGTTATTCGTAATACGGTTATCGTTATTGTTGATAGTCACGTTCTTATTAACAACGCTTCCAACTTGAGAACCATATCTAGTAGACAATTCTCTGAACGCACCTTTCAAATCCATGTTATTTACTTTATCCATGAAGCTTTGACCTGCGTTCTTAACTGCACTACGTTTCATTACATACTCACCAGGAGTTAACATAGCTGGTACTGTATCTGTTCCACTAGGCTTCATAACAATTGGTTGTCCACCTCGTTTTAAGTAAACTGGGCCACCTTTAGCAAACTTCATATTGTTTCCTTTTGATTCGTTGCCTCTGTTTACTGTAGGAGTAGTTGTACCGCCTGTATTAATGTTTCCTGATTGATTGTTGAACGCATTTTTAAATGCACTTCCTAAGTATTGTCCTAAATCTGTGAATCGTGTTGAATATCCATACATCATAGTAATCTGATTAGAGATTGAACTAGACATATTAGAGATGCCTTCACTGAATCCACTTACAACATCTTTTCCAAACTTCTTACCTACGGATTTGAAGCTTTTCTTCTTCAATGAAGCTTTAGCATTATCAATCTTAGTTCCAAATGAACCTTCAATATCAATACTTTTGAAACCTTCAATAATTCCATTGGCCATATCTGTACCAGAGGTATTAAATTCTGACTTCATGTTTGATAAAGTTGTGGCCATGTTGTGGAATGAAGTAACGATTGAGTTCACCTCTGTAACAACAGTTGTAGTAGCTTCTCCAACTTTCAATCCTTTAACATTGTTTAGGAATGTTTGAATACCTGTTGTGACTTCTCCAATCTTAACGAAATCTAGATTTAATCCAACGATAGAATTTAAGCTTTCACACGTTTTTTTCAACTTAGAAACAGTTTTATTAACTGTGTCCATATTCTCTAGATTTTCAGTTAATCCTTTGTTTGTTGCCATTTCATTCACTGCATTTCCAATACTTTTGATATTAGCTCTCAGTGTTTCAAAGTCGAAATCAGTCGAATATACGTTTAAAGTGCCAAATTTAAGGATTATATCACCTAAAGTTGTAATCGCCTTTAGTGCGTTGTTAAATAGCTTAGAATCAGGCATTTGTCTTAAGTTATAAGACAACATATTCTTGTCTTTTCCTGTTCCAACACCAGCAACAGAAATGTATCCAATTGCTTGAGAAATACTAGAGATTGTCTTTTTAATATCCTCTGCATTTGGTAAAGGGTTGTTTGTGATTGTTGCTTGCAAGTTTCCAAATTCAGGAACAATCTGTTCCAAAATCTTCAATGTATCTAGGAACTCTTGAGCATTTGTAGAGTTTAAATTAGATTTAATACTCTTTGTAACATCAGGAAACACAATCTTCTTCATTTCACTAACAACACTAGCTACATTCTTTAAAATGCTTGTACAATTCTCAACGTTAATTGAACTTCCGTTGATACTAGACATTTTAGAAAGGCTAGAAGCCATTGTTGTATAGTTCTTAACAATACTGTTTGCATCTGCAATGCTTGTTGCACTTGAAGTGCTAACTGTAGGAAACTTAAAATCATTAATATTCTTGATTACCTCTTGAATATCTTTGAATTGATCGTTGAAAGAACTACTATCAATACTCATTCCTTGTACTTTTGAAATTGATTCTCCAATAGTAACAAGTTTCTTTAGAATCCTAGTAATATTCCAAGTCTCCATATTCTTCCATAAAGACTCAGAGCTTTTAATAACTTGACTCCACCAAGAAGAAAGTGTTCCTTCACCTTCAAACATATCTATGACATCCATAATTCCTTGGATTTTCTTTTTAAGTCCTTTTGTGTTTGAAGGAACATTTTTATCAACTTCTTGCATAGCCTTAGCACAAGCAATCAACGTACCAGCTAGTCCTGTTGTTGTTATCATTCCTAGCACTTGGGCCAATGTAGTGATTCCACCCGTTAGGACACCAGCACCACCTTGAATACCTGTAATAAGTGTCATAGAGCCTATACATTCAAATAAGCCTAATAACTTATCGTTGAATGTGTCGAATCCATCAGGCATGGTCTTATCTAGCTCTTGCATAGCTTTTGCAAATAGCCACAAAGCTCCACCTTGACCAATCATCATTGCCAATCCTGTTAAGGCATTGTTCATCTCTAATGCTTTTGAAACTCCTGCATTAATCGTGTTAGCTCCCATCATCAATCCCATTACAGAGAATAGATTTGTTAATCGCATAGGCAATGTTGTAATGTCATTTGGAACATTCTTTTCAATTTCCTTTATCGCTTTGCAATAAAGAATAATTGTTCCTGCCCCACCAGCTATGATAGCTAATGAAGATAATTTATTTTTAAATCCTTCTGCATCAAAAGTTTTTGGAGTACCTGTCGCAGTAGTAATATCATCTGAACTTTTGAATACATCTTTAATAGAACTAAATTTACTTCCTAGTTTTCCTAAGAAAGGAATATTGAAACTCTTTCCTTTGAATTTTGAAGCAACGTTTACTAAATCTCCTAAAAGACTAATTCCACCACTTCCAAGTTTCATTAACTTACCAGCATACTTTAATCCAATTCCAATTTGGATGTAGTCTGATACGAAACGTCCTAATCCTTTAGAAAAGCTTCCGTCTCCCATTTCAGTGATTTTATCTTTTGCAAAATCATATAGACCACTAACAAGAGGTTTGAAGAAATCAATTTCTCCTTTGAAATCATCTAATCCTTGTTTAAATCCACCAACAAAATCTTTGAAACTGAATGTTTTTAAAACACTCCATAATTCAGAGAACTTCGTTTTAATGAAGTCTATACCTTCGCCAATCTCTTTTTTATGACCTCTAATGAAGTTCGCACCTATATCTCCTAAGCCTTCAACTTTTTGAGAAAGTTTGTAGATATTTCCATAGATTGTAGCTCCCGTCAATTCTGTTGAAACCTCATCTAATGCACCTAACCACTTTTCTTCGGCTTTACTAAATCTCTTAGGGATTAAGTCAAAAGCATTACCAATTGTGGCTACAGATGATTTAACCATAGTTGCCAACGAATTTAGGCCACCACCGCCTTTTTCATCCAACTCAATTAAGGCATCCTCAAATTGTTGTAATGAAATAGTTGGATTTGACCCTGTAAATGCATCCCTAAACTCTGCGAATGACATATTAAATTTCTTTGCAATAGCAGTTAAGGCTGGTGTCATACCTGCATCTTCCATTGATCTCAATGTACGAGCATCCATTTTAGAACCCATGATTTGAGAATACTGAGTAACCGCATTGTTTACTCCCTCAGAATCTCCGCCAAATGTCAAAATGGAATCATTAATTGCCGAGAATAGCTTTTGAGACCTATCTAAATCATGATTGATTGAAGTAAATCTCGTAACATGGCTTAGAGCGTCATCTAAAGTGGTTGGTAGCCCCAAAATGCTTTCGTCTAGGTTATCAATCATCTTTTGGATTTTAGCCGTAGAATCGCCTACATCGCCTACTACAGTGGACAATGTTCTTTTCGCAACTTTGATTGTATCGTATCTATTAACACCGCTTGAAAATGCATCACCAATTGCGTTTTGTGCACTTGAAACCAATCTATACAAACTAGAATATCCAACACCTTGTACTAAGAATCGTCCAATATCTCCTATTGGATTGTTTTGGAAATTCTTAGCAATGTTCAACATACTAGAGCCTAGATTTGACATTTTATTTCCAACATCAAATGTAATCTTACTAGCAGTTTTCAATGCCTTAGCAGCTTGTTGAAGTCTGTTAAGCTTATTCAAGCTATCTTGATAGCCGATAACTTGTGACTCAATATCCGCTTTTGTGTTTCTTACATCATTCTCTTTTTCAACGGTTTCGTCTAGCTTTTTATTTGTATCTTCTAACTTAGAAGAATCTGCTTCTAATTTTATTTTTTCTTTGTCTAAATCTGCGATTGAATCATCAATCTCATCAACCAATTTTTGAGCATCATTTAATTCACTGATGTTCGCTTCAATCTTAATTTTTTCTTTGTTAAGATTGTTAATTTTCTTTTGAACTTCATCAATTTCAATGCCAACCTCTCGCATATCATATTTAAGAGCTTCACGTGCACTGTATAGGTCTTTAAGCTTATCACTTTTATCGTTTTCGCCTATAGTCATATCGTTAATTACATCATGAATTTCATTGGCGTTTGCTTTTAAATCAATATCAATAGAAAGTTTTTTATTGTTCAAGGCTAATAGCTCTTTTTTAAGTTCACTAATATCCTCTTTAACATCCAATAATTGATTCTTGAAATTAGCTAGATTATCCAAATCAACTTTTAAAGAAAGTTTTTGTCTTTCCAAAGCTTCCTTTTCTTTTTTGATTTCTTCTAATCTTGCCTTAATTTTTTCTAATTCATTGGTGTTAGCATCAAATTTGAGCTTTGCCTTTTCAATATCTTTTAACTCTTTTTCAAGTTGTTTTATCTTTGCTTCGGCATCCTTAATGTCAAGGACTAACCTAGCACCGACTTCACGTACTGACATCTTCGGACTCCTTCGCTAAATCTGTTTTCTGCATGAAATGAACCGCATATCTGTCAATCTGAGGTATTTTCTTTTTAGAATTTTTATTTGCCTCGTTAATTTCATTCCATGTTTTATCGCTTTGTAGATTTGCGTAGTACCCAAAGGCTACAACTAATTCAGAAACACCCCAATGGTCTAATATCTCATTGGGGCGTATTTTTAGAATTTTACCGACATAATGAGCCATGGTTGAATAAAGATTTAGTTCTGCAACATAAGACTTTGCTTTTTTTACCGAATCCTTTTTATCATCCCCCTTATCAATTATTTGATAAAAACTGTTTCTACCTCATTGAATAATTCAGGATATTTGATAATTAGACTAATCATGCAAGTTAAAACTGAATATTGCATCATGTGATCCTCATAAAATTCATCTAATCCTAAGAAAATTGCAACAACTTTATAAAGTCCATCAACTAAATTTGTAGAGGATTGAGCGTATAAATGGAAAATCTGTTCGTTTGCTTCCTTCATATACGCTTCATAAATCTGAACCATAGTCTTGTTCACTTCTTCATCATCTGCATCTGTTGTAACGATTCCATCTTTTCCTTCAATGAATTTGTGACCGTAATATTCCTCGATTTCTTGGAATTTTTCTTTATATGGGTCTAGGATTTGTTCTGCATCCAATAACAATGGTTTTACTTCGATTAAAGCTTCTACCATCTTCATATCTTGTCTAGGAGATAATGTTAGATTTTCAAACTTCTTATCGAACATAACGTATTGCCCTACTCTTTTAGCATTCTCAGGAACATCAATTTTATGTTCTTCGATTTCTTTTTCAGTGAATCTAAAATTCACTTCAATATCAATCGTTTTAACATCTGTCTTATTTGCATCACCAACAACTGCAATTTCACCACCATTGCCATAGACTGCGTGAGGAGTATCATCCTCACGAGCTACTTTTAACTTTTCAATCATGGCATTTAACTGTGTTGGTTCTAAAATCTTTTGTTCTTCCATCTCATTTGCCTCTCAATTTCTATAAATTAGCGTTAGCTTTGTTTACTACATAAACTTCATACCAGTTTCCACGAGTATCTTTCTTGAACGCTAAACTAAATTCAAACGCTCCGTCATCAGGGATACCCATTGGGAATGAAGTAATTTTTGCATTGTGGTAAGTAAATACTTCCGCAGTTCCATCACTTCTATAACGAGTGATTGTAACTTTAGCTCTCTTATTCTTTAAGCTATCGTTGTTTGCTACATAGTGTTGCAATACATCAACAGTCATTGGATAAGAAATCTTTAATGTTTTACCTACTAAGTTTTTGTTGAAGTAAATTTTTGAACCTTCAATATCTAAACTTGGATTGATTTTACTGTTCAATACTTGGTATTGAGACTCATCTAAATTAGCCAACAATGGAGTGTTGATTCGGTTCAATGTAGAATCTGTGATATTGCATTGGTCACTCAATGCTGCGTAGATAAATCCACATTCTTCAACAAAGTGGTCTGCAATATGGATTGAACCATATTCAGGATGTTCTTTATCTGCTTCAATAACTACTTCCTGAGTACGCATCATAAAGCCTTGAGACTTATCTCCCTTGCCAATGAATGGGTTCATAGTTAAGTAGTTAGATGTTAATTGAGTACCTGTAAATGAACGCTCAATAGAAGCAGAATCATCATCATAAGAATCATCAAAGCAACTTGTATCTACAGGGTCTACAGTATCGTCACCATCAAATCCTGATAAGCAACTTACTTTAATGTCATTGTTAGAATCTAAGTCTGCAAATTCTTCAAAGAAAGAAATTGAAGAAATACCAATCAAGATACTATCTGCTGATTTATCTGTTAATGCTACTTCAATGCTTAAACGGACACCTGATGTACTTGCTTCCCATCCTTTTCCTGATGTCTTTGTAGGAACAGTAGATAGGTCAATCTGTACAGGGTAGAATCCTTCTTTATCTGCTTTTAAAGTACTTGTATATTCATCTGCGTTAGTCATTTCATGATCTAAAACATCTGAAATCTTTGTTGTGATTGTGTAAGTACCTGCTTGAGGAACATTTACGTAGTAGTAAACAACACCTGCTGCAAAGTCTAATGCATTTTTCAATGCTTTAAATACCGCACCACTTGTGTGTACTTTGTTTCCTTCTCCGCCTGTTGCATCCGTTTCTTTAGAAGTGATGAACAATGTACCTGTATTCTTACATCCAAATGATTCGCAAACGTTGATTAAATCAGGTGCAATAGTACGTGATGTATAAGCACTAGCAGTACCTGTAATCTTTTCAAATTTACGAGTATTGATTTTTAAACAAGAATCAATATCACTCATGATAGTAATATCAATTTCTTGAGTTTTAGTTAATTTAGAGACACTTAATTTGTCACTAATGATTTTGTTAATGTTGCAGTTAGACATTATTTTTGCCCTCCCATTGTAGCTTTTAGTACACGCTCCATAGCACGTTCTGCTTTAGCACCGCCTAATTGATTTAAAGCGTTTAGCTTACGTGAAACAAATGCTTGAACATCTACTTTCTGTTCAGGAGTCTTTTTAGCTTTTACAACTTTTTCTTCCATTTTTAATCTCCTTTATTTAACTTTTGCATCAAATCTAGATACCGCTCTAGCAACAAAATCATTTGCCTTTCTAGGTGGCATCTTAATTCTGTGTGCAAAGTGTTTCTTTCCCATTTCGTCTACCCAAACGAATGGCCTTCCGTTTTTACGCACTAACGTATAAACTCGTTTCGTTCCATTCTGTACCATTGGGGAGTAATCAACGTGAGAAGGGTTTCTAGAATCTTTTTCTAGTTTGTCTGCATCTACACCGATTAGATATTCGGTATTAGATACTTTTTCTTTCGTGATTGAATCCTTTAAAGCACCTGGCCTATATTCATTCCATGGCATACTTGTCATTTCTTGAGCATAGAATCTGCTCCCTCTTGGAGCTTCATCTCGCATAGTTTCTTCTAATTCACTAGCCAATCCTTCAAAATCTTCTTCACACGCTTCTATAACATCTTCTAAGAGACCTTTTAGCATTTCCTACACCTCAATAAAGGGGTAATAAAGTTTGCCTCCATAGACGTATTTAAAGCCTTTTAGGAATACACCATCTTCATACGATACTTCCTCAACTTTGTTCATAAGGAAGATTTTTACTAGGCCACTAGGTAAACACATACGTTTTGAATATTCATAAGATGTGTTTGATTTGGCTTTCGCACCGCATACAGGGCATCCATTTTTCTTTGTGGAACTTTTCATTCCAATATATTTAATTCTCATACTACTGCACCAACCCATGTGTCTTTTGAATTACATACTGACAAGATACCTAACTGCTCTGAATACGCTTTTGTAATATGTTCACGAACATATACACTAATTGAAATCTGAGCATCAGAATTTTCTTCTGAAATAAGAACATCACTACCATCTGTTTCTTCACACGTGCTACAACCACATTCGCATCTATTCATTGCGATAATGAATTGTAGGAAGTCGCAGAATATAGGCAATAGACATTCTGGTATCGTTTCATATCCAGCTACATAACTGACAACGATCTTAGATAATTCGTCACATCCACAATTGCACACATCTTTGTAGTCAATGTTAGATAAATCAACGTACACGATACTGTCGTATGGGTTATAAGAAAAATCTTTATCGACTTCTAATTTGTGAGTAGTAAATGTAATTCTTTCTCTAGTGATAACAGATACCTCAATCGTTGTTGGATCAATCATTGGATAGAATAGCGGTATACGTACAATTCCTGAATCGCAACCGCATTTCTTAAATTCACCAACATCAAAGACTTCCTCTCTTTGAGATGAGAGGAAAGTCTCACAAGGATGGTTTTTCCAACAAGTGATGGTACTAATTAAATCAATTAGTTCTCCAACATTCTTTTCAAGCTTATCTGCTTCTAAATCGCTTTCCTTTATGCACGAACAATAGTTTTTCAATTGTTCGATAATTTTTTCGTACATTATTCACCAATGTTGATTGGTACGATAGTTGTTGGTTTTAATACAAGGTCTAATCCGTTTAATGTATCTCCTAATGTAGCTGCTGACATTGGAATACCTTGGATTACCATTAATCTGTTTGCATCTGTTCCAAATGCACATCCAAAGTTGTAGTAGTAATCACATTGAGTACCGCAACCTTCTGATGGAGTATCTGTAGCGCCGAATGTATGACGTTGGAATTTTTCAGATGGTTGGAAAGTAGTTCCCATTACCAAACCTACTGTATTTCCTTCTAATACCCATACATCACCTGTACCTTTTGTGATGTCACATGGAACTAATTTATCTGCGATAAATCCATGTCCTTTAAATGCAACTTCTCCAGTTTCTTTGTTACGAGTCCATCCATCAGGATATTCTCCGTTGAATTTACCTGGAACGATAACAGATTTAATACCTTCAAGTACTAATGGGTGACAAGCGAATTTATAATCGCCATCTCCTAATGCTGCTAAACGTAATGCAACTGAATCAAATGCAGATAATACGTTTGTACCTACGATTTTGATAACTGCTTTATCTTCCATTACTTCCAATAATCCATGGAATGGTTTTAATGTAGCAGTACCTGTAGCCATTGTTCCTAAGATTACGTTAATAGCAGTGAAGTATGCCATTGAAATTAAATCCATACGTTTCTGAGCTTCTTTAATAGTTTCTCCTTCACGTTGGAAGTAGCAAACCATGTCATTAGCTTTGATTTTACGTGTTTCATTTACTAAGCTATCCATAATAGGCTCGCAGCTCTTTAAACACAATAATGCTAATGGTGCATTGCTACCGCATTTAGCTAAATCTAATGGAACCCAGCAACATTCACCTTGCGTTGATTTAGGTTCTGTTGTTCCGTATGTGAATGGCAACTGAATGTAGAATTTGCCATCTTCTTTTTTTGTAACGCTCCATGCTCCTCGGTTCATAGCACCTTGCATCTTACGTGAAGCTGGCGTGTTCATTAACCAAGAAACTAATGGGAACACGTTTTGGAATGGATTGGCTGGTGAGTTATCTGAATAATCAGTACTGATACCAATTGTTCCTGCATTTGATTTAGAAGCATTTGCTGCTAAATTCTGTCTTGCTTTTTCATAATCAATATAAGCTCTTGAGAATGATGTTAAATCCTCGATATTAGAACTTAGACGTTCTACCATTCCTGGTGTAACTGCCATTTTTTCTAATAATGTGTTATCAGGATTTGTAAATAATAAATCTAACATGGTTTACCTCCTATCCCCACATATCTCCGCTAACTTTAGAAGTAGAAGTTAATTTTTCTTCTTTCTTTTCTTTATCGTTAGCTTGTCCTGAGATCAAACTAGACAATCTGTCTAATGTGCTTTCTGCTTTCTTTTCAAATTCTGTTTTTTCTTTCTTAGAACTTTTTAATTTTTCTTTTAATTCTGCATTTTCTGTTTCTAATGCTTCAACTTTTGCACTTAAAGCTTCAAATGCATCCATGAATTTGTTGATTTTTTCCATGTCATCCTTAGACATTTCAACAGTTTCCAAAGTTTCTTCGCCTTTTTTAGCTTCTTCTTTGTTTTCTGTTCCTTCTTCTTTGCTTTCAGGTGTTTTTTCTTCTTTAGAAGGTTCTTTTTCTTCTTTTTCTTCCTCTTTTTTTTCTAAAGCTTCATTCTTCTTTTCTTCTTTATTTTCAGAACTCAACTTTAAAATCTTTTCCCATAGGTTCATTTCTGAGTCTCCTTTACTGTTTAAATTTTCGCCTGTACTGTTTACATTGGCTGGATTTGCAACAACTGAGAAACCAGCAATCTCGATTTCGTTGTAGAATGGTGCATTAAACTTAAATGACGATTCAAAATCGAGTGTTCCTCTCAGTTCTGCACTAATACTCAATGGTATTTCTTGTTTCAATAAATCTTGCACTATGTGCAATTCCCTATTTAGTTTGACGTTTACATCAAGACCTTTTCTTCCATCCCCAATATCGACAACTGTTAAATCATCTTTAGTCCATGTACCTAAGTTTAAAGGGAGTGATGTAATGTCAATGTGAGCTAAGTTGATATATCCTACATAATCAGAACTCAAGCTATCGTAGAATGCTTGTACTGCCCCTTTTTTGATGTATAGACGAATATCATCTCCACCCTCATATGTTATTGCCCCCTCGTCAATAAGACGTGTAGGCTTGTTTTCTACGTACCCTGAGGATAGGTTCACACTGACATAATGGTTTTCTTTATCTACGCTCGATAAAGTGATTGCATTGTCGTAAAATGCTTTTCCTTTTTTTCTACGATCAAGGCTATCTTTAATGCTTGCTACATATGTTGGAACTCTTTTCTTTTGCGGCATTATTTCTTAGTCTCCGTTTCTACTACGATTACGGGCTTATAGAATAATTTCTGAATCCTTCCACCACATGAATTACATTTCTTGACTTCGTATGGAATCTTTGCTCCTTTTAAGATTTCTTCCATTGTGGAATCGTATCTTTTTTGAATAGTTTTGTTTCTAAGTGCTTCTAACAAAACTTTATCTTCGGGAATCTTGTATTTCTTCTTAGGTTCAAGAACTACATATCCGTATAGCAAAGTACCGCTATCTAATTTTGAATAAACGTCAATTTGCGTTTTTTCTTCTATTACATCAAGAAGTTTCAAATACTGTTTTGCGTTCTTTGCTGCTTCTTCCAATGCGAACTCATGTCTACCATTTTGCTTTAAGAAAGTATTTCTTTCTTCTAGGGAATCGAACCAAGTAACACCGTTAATAGTTTGTACGTTGTTTTGCATGGTCTCTCCTTCTAAGCATCATGGCATTGATCGTCTGTATACTTTGTTTCTGTTTGTTCTGAGCGTTCTACTTTTGCTACATTGCAGAATAAGAATGAAGTATAAGTTGTTACTGTTTTTTGATTAGGTGCTTCACCTGTTGTCGTAATAACTGGCCATTCAAATCCAATAGCTCCGTCTTGGTCATTCAATTTGTTATGCCAAGCAGTGTTAAAAGCAGTTGCATCTTTTCCTTCTAAAGTGATTGGGTTTCCGTACCCTTCTTTAAAAGTGATTTTTACAGTGAAACTACGTTTAATTGACATTTATGTATCTCCTTTCGTTAATTTGCATATAAAAAGGCAATACCTCGAAATATGCAAAAATCTATATAGACAGTGAAAACTGTTTATACCTTTTGTTTATTTCCAAATATTGCCTTGTTTTTTTCTACTTTTTACTTCTAATTAAAACTCTAATGTATCTTCTACTTGTTTTGCTGGGTTATTACCAATCAATTTAAGAATCTTGACCATTGATTCTTTGTTCAATTTACCTTTGAACTCGTTGATAAAGTCTGTATCTGAAATATTTCTTTGACCAATTAAGAATAAATCAGCATTTCCTTTTGAATCTTTCTTAGCTCCAATCTGATATACATGAATTGTAGTTGTATATACACGTCCACTTGCTTGTTCTTTACAAGCTCTGTAGTCTGTTACGACTTCGTAATATACATCTTTAACAGTTTCTTCCTTCTTTGTTTTTTCATTGGCAACAGTTTTTACGATTTCTACTTTTCTGTATCTGTTCTCAAAGAAAGAAGTTGGAACTGCAATTGCATTGGCTTTTGTTTCCAAATACCCTAATCCATCAGGTCGCATAGGTCTTTCGCCAAATTCAACCTCTTTACCTTGGATTTTCTCTTTTACCAATCCAATCTTGTTGATTCTCTGTGCATCTTCAAATGAATATAACGGAGTCCCATTTAAACTTCCTAGGGGTGTTACCTCATTTTCAGATAAGATACTTTTTAAAATATCCATTTCCATTTTATTTTCTCCTCTCGCTATAGCGTTTTTTCGATAGAATCCATCATTCTAGTAACTGATTCCATCATGTAATTCTTTGTGCTCTTGTCTAACGCTTCTGCTCCGTTGACAATAGCACCTACGATTTGAGTAACTGACAATGCCAATTTATATGTCTTTGCAGACTTGTCTTGTTGTTCTTTCAATTCGTATTTATCAAAATAAACCTTTGGTACACCTAATTTCTCACTTAACATAGGAGAAATCTGAGTGGCGAACCTTTCTCGCATTGGTACGATTGTATTTGTCATGGCATTATCTATGATTCTTTCCATAGATACGTTTCCTGATACATCCCCTAAACCAATCAATTCAGGAGTAAGACCGAAACACTGACAAATAATAGAACCTTCCTTCATTTGAAGGTACTCTAAGAACTCCGTACCTTTTGTAACACGAGGCAAGTGATCCATTTTATCGAAAATAGAACTTGCAAGGATTACATTGTCTGATTTTGAGTTTCTGATTTCCTGGCCTAAACGTTGTGCTTCAATTCTTGCTTTGTCGGCTCTGTCTGCTTTAGAACTTGATGATTCGTCTAGCACTTGGGAAGCCGATAAATCAATCGTATCTCCTTTGGCAAATCCGTCTTTTAGCCAAAAAATCAAACGTCCTGGACCATCATATTGAATATCGTAGTTCAAACGCTCGTAAACCGCACCTAATAGCTTTAGGCGTTGTTTGTCACGCAATAAACAAGATAATCCGTTCTCATGGTCTGTTCCATTTCTTAAATTGCAGAAATTATCAGGAATTTCTACAATGATCGTTCCGTCTTTGGACATTAATTTGCCTGTTTGAAGGAATAACGCTTCGTCAAAGTCGATTTCCTTTGTTCCTAATGAGATAGGTTCTTTATCGTCTGCCGACATAGCATAACAGATAGGAACTCTAAAGCCTTTATATTCATCATCTTCACGCATGATAGAAACATAATTACGATAATTCTCTGTAACAATTCCTTTATCTTCGTCTAGCCAACGAATACCGCATTTTCCGTACAATAAGGACTGCATAATAGCATTTTGAAGTACAGAATAGTTTGTAACACCTTGTACATTGTGCTTGTAAAGGAATGGCATTAGAACATTGTTGTCTAAATTCTCGTCACCCGTTGTGATACCGTTTGAGAATATAAAGTCTATAACCTTGCCGATAACGTAAGGTAGCGTTGGTAGATTGTCTATCATCCAATCAATCTCATCAAACTGATTCTTAAAGTTTGTCTTTACAAATCCGTTGATGCACTCTGAATTGCAGTTCAACATAGCTTCTATTACCTTTTCGGCTTCGGTTTCTGCATTAGAACTGTGAATATTGTGCGAAATGTTAGTTGAAACATAGGTATTGGATGCTAGTTTAACTCTATCCTTTTGTCTTTTCTTTGTTCTTCGACTCAAATTAGCACCTCCTAATCGTTCTCTGCATACGCAAGTATTTCACTGCTTAGATTATACATTAAACAACTGCGGACAGAAAGTACCGAGGAATCTAGGGCATCAGGAGAGTGTCCTAAGCGTTGTTTTATCTCCTCTTTAGGAATAATGGCTATCTTCTTATTGTTCTTCGATACAGTCCTTGTAGCAAGCAATTCAGGTTTCAATCTTTTGGCAACTTCCGTTGTGAAAGTCAATTTCTTACTGTCCATTAGCTGCTGAAAGTCTAAATACATTTCCGCTCTTAAATTGAAAGCATAAACTGCACTATAATGTCTTGCCTTGATACGTGTTTTTGTTGGCCCTCCTTGGAAATTGACACCCTCAAGGATAAATCCTAGTTTATCAGAGTATTTTGACAATCCTTCGGTCAACCAAGTACCGAAACCAACGTCAACACAAACATATTTGATGTTTAATGTCTCGATAATCTTAACAATCTTGGTAATAATCTTCTCGGATGTAACTCCTTGAACCCAAACACCCTCTTTAAGATTGTAAATTGTCTCGATTTTGCAGTTTCCGTATCTATTTTGAGAGCATAAAGCTACATCTATACCATCCTTACCTGTATAAGCCGAGTCAATACCTAAGAAAAAACGCTTTTTATAGGAACTATCGACTTTATCGTCGTCTAAAGTCATGGTTTTGAACATACTTTCGTCTGAAAATTCCTCTAATTCACATACTAAATAACGTTGGCAAGTACTTCTATTCTTGTAAAAATGAGAATTTAGAATCTGAGATGCACTTTTCATACGATCTTCTTCGTAAGCAGTACGTACATCCATCCAAACAACTAATGTTCCTTCGGTGTATTTGTCGTTTGTCATGCAATCGTAGAACTCTCCACGTTTGTGGGGGTTGGAAATAGCAATTTCAAGCTCTTTTGAACCGTCAACGCTTGAAAATTCCCTTCGTCCTATCTCGGCATACGCATCTTCACTGACTTGGGCTGCTTCATCAATAATATAATCTCCACCCTTACCGATAGCGTTATTGTTTTTCTTCGGGTCTACACTGTTTCCACCTAATGTAACGATTTCTACACATCCTCCGCCTTTAAATGAAATCTTAGTCTTGGAAGTAGAAGTCTGTAACTTTTCAATCTTGTTTCCTGAATCTAATACAGAACTCTGAATAGACTCGTCTGCATTTTGTAAATGTCCGATAACTTTGGACATAATGATAGTAGCGGTTTCTCCCGTTGCGGCCGCAATTCGTACTTGATGTCCTTTATACGCACGATAAATAGCAATCATTCCTAAAGTCCAACTTTTCCCGTACTGAGAAGTAGTAATTGCATAGATTGTATCGTATCCATCTACAACCGCACCGAACAACATAGCTTGCGTAAAGTGAAGATTGACTTGAAAATACGTCAAAGCCTCTCTTGCACCGATAACCGCAAGTCTAAAAGCCTCTTGTCGAGAAATATTTAGTCGTTTGTAATGTTCGGGGATATATCCTCTCGTCCAATTCTTCAATTTATACTTGGGGGTAGCTTTCTTCAACAACCTAACAACTTCTTCTTGGCTCTTATTAATAGCTTTAGCTTCTTTTAGGTCCTCTACATCCTTAAAATACTGTTCCGTAACACTAAGAGTCTGTTTCTTCACTGTTATCGTCCTCCTTGTGTTCTATTACCTCGGCATCTAAAAATTCACTTCCCATGTTGATTCCTAATATATCGTTGATTCTTTCCTCCGCAATCGCTCTTTTCTGTTCAACAGTAATATTATTGACACTTCCAACATTTAAAATATTGCTCTTTCCTATGCCATCCATTCTATTCAATTCCTTTAAACAACCCAATCTGTCTTTCATGTCCTTTTCTTCGTCTTGAATGTTATCGCTAAGCCATTGTCTACGTTGCTCTACTGTCATAACACTTCTTTGATCTCTCTTTTTTACCCTCTCATGTATGACATTCCTAAATAAAGGACTGTTTAATATCTTATATCCCTTGTTATAAGCACTCTTATCGCTTAAATCAGGACGAATCTTTTGCATGGACTTCGTAATATTCCCACTCTTTGAATACTCGTCAAAGAATCTTTTAGCTTCATCCTCACGCTTTAATTCTGAAACACTCTTTGCCCTTGGCATACTCTCATCCTCTCTTTCTCTACCTCACTACATTATAAATGATTTTATTGAGGACGTTTTTACCCATCACTTACTACTCTCTTACCCCTCGCTTACCCCTCGCAAAAATACTTGAACTCATTTTTTTCAAAACGTAAAATTTCGATTTCCAAAAATTTTTATCTAAAAAAGGGGGTGGTTTTATAATTGATATTAGTTTTTTATTTGATTAGCACTCTGTTGTGTACAGTGCTAGGTGTAAAAAATGTGGTTTGGTCAAGAGGGAAGGCATGGGGTGTGTATGGTTGCCAATTCCTGTTGCGTTTTTCAAACCATGACCCAAAACACATATATATTTATGTCTTTATTTCATAAACAATTTATTTCTAGATCATGTAAATAGTTTTAGCAGCAAAGATAAGAAAAAAGACAATAAAAAAGCTAGTTCAAACATTTTAGTTCAAACTAGCATAACAAATAAATAACAATAAATAATGCAATAAATAATAATATAATCCATATAAAGTATTTATATAGAAACGCAATAAGTAATATAAATACAAGTATAGTTGTTAATTGATCAATCATCTAATAGCAGCCTTTCAAATTCATTTAATTTATTAATATAATAATTCATTCTATTTTTTTCTTTTTTAGTTTTAAAACTATCATCATTATATAATTCAATCCAATTGTTTAGGCCTTTTTTATAATATCTTAAAAGTTGTTCATACATAAACTTTTTAGAGTATGAATTAAAAGTTCTATGATCATTTTCAATGAATCGAAATGTAATACAATTGCCATACGGATATATCGTACATGAATATATATACCCCTTATTGAATGCGCCTTTTTCATTAGTTCGTATGGTTTGGCAACTCAAACCGACTATGCAATTGCATAGACTTTTAATGTCTTTCATATATATTTTATTCATTTCTTTAATTTCCTTTCTTTATATTTCACTAATACATTACATACATTTTTTTCATTCAGTAAACCACATTCACATAAATATTTATTTTTAATGTAATAAATTTTTTGATCGTTAACATTTTCTATTTTTAACATTTCAACAACCCCCTAACCATAAATAAGTGGTAGTACTATGTTTGATAGGCCTAAAAATAAGCCTATCAACAACATGTCAAAACATATATAGAAGTAGAATTTTAGAAGTGCAAGAAATAACACTTGCACGTTATTCATTTTGTTAAGTTGCTTTCCCGTTACCATTGCCAGCACCTACCAATCAATTTTGATATTTGTCAAAACATAGTCCCAAGAAGTACCGTAGTGCGTAACACCCCAAAGATACATATCAAGTGTTTCATTATAATATACAATTTCATTAATATCCTGTAGTAATCTAGCGCCCCAATCATCCACAATAAACCATTGAAATACTTCTGGATCGTCTTCTTGTTCGTTTTCAAGATCTTCTATTTGTTCATTTATTTCATTTATTTCATTTTCTAGAATTTGTGATGGACTGCTTTCGTTTTCTTCTTCTAACTCGTCTCGCTTTTCTTCAAGCTCTTCAATTTCTTCTGAATTATCAACTTGACCACTTACTTGCTCCCATGAACCTATGTCATATGTCAATGACATGATGTCATTATTTAAATTGGATGTCACCCCTTTTCTACAATACTATTATACCATGATATCACTATAATTACCACCACTTTTTTCACTTTTTGTTCACGAATCGTGAATATAATAGCGGATATTTTCGTACTACACCATGTTTTTGTCTAAGAATCGTGAACAATTTACAAAATACAAAATATACAAAATACAAAATTTTTCGCCGATTACAAAATACAAAATACAAAATTTATTTTTTATATTGACAAAATTTTCTTTTTGGAACACTTAATATGCCCTTTATTTAAAGCTTTTCACTTATTTTTTGTTCACAAATGAGTATTTAAGCAAATAAAACAATAAAAAAACCCATCAAACTACATTAGAACTTGATAGGTAAATGAAACTAGTAATAATAGTGTATATATCTTCTTCTTATAGGGTTTGGAGGAGTTCGTGGAGGACGTAGCTCCTCTTTTCTTCTTTCCCCCGAAGTCAAAACCCCTCTTTATCTCCCCCCGAACCTCTTTCCTATTATATATATGCCGAGGGACTTAAGATATATCGCTTTTTCTTTAGATCAATCAATTAAAATCTGCAGAATTACTTATAATATAGGCTCTGTGTGCTCGATACAGAACCTTTTAAACCATACAATCGACAAGATATAGAATTAATAAAGAATTTCTAAAGGAGTATGAAATGAAATATCTGCCTATTCATTTCAAAGTAGTAGTATATGACTACGTGACAATTTATGAACCAACCTAAACCAATTTGTGTAAACATTAGTATAAACATTTTGGAACTTATCGTGTTTATTACGCATATTTGATTGTATGGACGTTTCTATATCTCTGATTTACTTGTTTTCTTTCTTTTCCCCCGACCTCTGTTGCGATACATGGGCACGTTTCGTGCAAATCCTGTTGCGATTGTATCGGCTACTGCGAATTGGGGGCGTTTTTGCGAATGGGGTGGCACTAAACTTTGTTGCGTTTGTAGTGCGTTATTTATTGCGATTTACCCGTATATTTCTTTTATTTTTTCATCTCTGCATTTCTTAGCATCCTCTAAATTTTTAAATGATTTGCAGAAATATTTTTTCCCGAACATTCTTACAACGTAATATCCATTTTGGTACGATATATGTTTTTCACCTATATTACTAACTTTTTTGTAATTTTTTTCGTTAGAACGTTTTCTATTCCCAAATGAATGATCGCTATTTTCTTTGCACGTAACCCATTCTAAGTTATTTACGCAATTATTTTCCTTATTGAAGTCAATGTGATTTACCTCGGGTTTATTCTCAGGATTAGGTATAAAAGCTTGTGCGACCAATCTATGCACCCTCATACATTTTTGTTTTCCGTTTGTTGTCAAGCCTATACGCAAATATCCTTTTTCATTCTTTCTAGGCTTCATTAATTTACCCGTTCTGTTATTTCTTACTTCCCCATAATTACTTACAGAATATGTTCCACCAAAGCCAGCGATTAATTTCCATTCAACTTTTAGATCAGAGGCATTTTCTTTTGACTTTGATATTTTATAATTTGCCATGCGTTCACTGTAAGCTTTTCTTGAAGCACGCATGATTTGCTTAAACTTACTGTAATTGCCATTAGCCTTTAAATTATTAATCATATCCTCTCTAGTTCGTACCTCTGTAATTTCCATCTTTTCCCTTTCTCCAATATTGCACTTACACCCTTATAATATCCTCAGGTCTCCCCGAGGTACTCTCAATAAAGAGTAAGTAGAAGTAAAAAATGTCTCGTCAAGGAGTGGCAATATTTGGTCTTTTTGGGTACTCCTTAACTACATATGTTATACCATTTTTCAATGCAGACGTGTGAAAAAAAGCTGATAAAAAAAGGCTATTTATTAGTAGCCTCTTTCTTTTCTCGTTCTAAATCTTGCAAGATCAATTGTCTTACATAATTGTTCTTACTGTCTAAAGAATCAAGCTTTTCTATGATTGCTGCATCATAAGTTTTATGAAATTTTAGAAGGATTTGTCTGATATGAGCTTTTTCATACTTACTATTTGCTCGCATCTTTGCTTCGCTTGTTTTTGCCATAGATTTTACCCCCCCTACTCTTCGATTTCATTGCCTTCTTCATCCAATTTGAAGAAGTCCTGATAATAAGCATTACCAGTTTGACATGAAATCATGTATTCAATTTCATTATCACTCATTTTTGATAAAAGCTCAGATATTTTTGCCTGATATTCTTCTATCGGTTCAGAATCACCATCACATTTTTCAATGTCATTTTCCTCTGCCACGAAATCTTCAATATCATCATAATGAATTACTTCATGATCTAAAAGTTCTTCCATCAATTCACGAGCACTGTTGTAGAAACATACCCATCTCCATCTCATGTGTGTTGGTTGTCCTACCCATTTCTTCGATTGTCCGTTATAACTGCTAAGTACCATTGTTATGTCCTCCTAAGTACCTAAGTACTTTTCCTTACACCCATAGTATATCATACCATGATATCTTTGTGAAGAATTAATTTAATGAATTTTTAACTCTTTTGCATAAGGCTATAAACTTGTTTGTTGTTTTAAACGTGTTTTTAGCCTTTTCTTTGTTTACCCTAACAAATACTCATTTCAATCTATTTTGCTCGTTAGAATCACTTCTAGACGTGTTTAAATTGATTTTAAGAAGTTTTTCTTCTTTTTCTTCGCAAGTTGTATTCTTTATCAATCAAAATCTGAAATATCATTGTCCTGTCAACTAGATATTCAATTCCATCACTATTGAAACCAACGATCTTACACCACCACCTATTAAATGTGTATGGCTTAGTCAATACAATTTGTACTAATTCAGTTTCATCAAATAGCGTTGCCATTGCGACATCCCCTGCTCTTAGGCCAATATTGCCATGGTAATTAAACCATCCTCCGCAGGTTTCTTTGAAATGCTCGTATTCTGTATCTCTTTTCGGCATTTAGATAATTCCTATTTGAGTCAATAATGCACATTTTACTTCTTTTGCTTCTTGCCAATCTAATGACTTAATATGCCACTTAACATTTTCTCTATTGATTGTTAAGATTTGCTCCGCTTTTGCCATTCCATATTCATGTCCTGTATCAATCATTACATGGCATGGTAAATCTGTTCTTTTTAAATTGCTAGTAATTGGAATTACATTCACTGTTTTACTACCTTTATTCTGAATATTGTTTGAAATAACGATACACGGTCTTCTTTTATAAAGAATTGTATTACTGTATTTCGGCAAGTCACACCAGTAAATATTATTGTTTAGGATTTCCATAATGATAACCTCCTATCCTTCCTAGTTTATCCTCTAAGTTTTTGTTATGTTGCTGCAATCCGTATATTTTCCTGTCTCTCTCAATTAAAGCTTGTTTAATTAATACCATATCGTCATAGGCTTCATATAATCCGTTGTCTTTCAGAGCTTTTTCTACATTTTTAAAACTCGTCTCTATCTGAGTTGTTGCTATCATCTTCTTCATTCCAATCCATCCCGTACACGTCATCCTTTGCATCATCCTTATCTTCCTCGATTGGAACACGTACAACTTTAGTTCCAATTCTATGAGTGAATAAGATGCATACTGCCCAAATCGGATGAACATGAATTACCATGTATGCGGTAAATATCATTACCGCTATATTGTGGATTGCCATACTTAAATACATCATTTTGCTATTTTCTCCTTTATGTATGTTGCCCTAATGCTTTCAACTTCTACATTTTCTTTTGACCATGCAGCATCCCAAATTTCATTTAATAATTTATCTACAACATTGCATGAATCACTATTATCTACATCAGGAACACTGATTTTTAGTTTAATAAGTACATCCGTACTTTCTTTGATTAGCTTACTTCGTCTCCTCAAAACCTTCATAAGACACCTCCTTATGTAAATACCTGAGCTTTCTAACTTCATACTCGGCTTTGTTTAGATCGTCAATCAATCTACCATTCTCAAGTTCTAATTCGTTGATTCGTTCTGAAACCACTAAGAAATAAAGGAACATTGCAGCTATGCCCCCTATGAAAAATCCTGCAAAGAAATAAATCATCCTACCACCTCACAATTATCTAAGATTTCACGAATTGGAATTTTTGTATCAATGCCTTTAAAATATCCTTTTTCATGCATTTTAAACAAATGTATTTGATTTGCAATTTGATTATACGTTTTATAATCTTTATGCACGCTTAACAAATCATACTCAAATTGAGTTAATTTATACTTTGGTTTTGTATAACCAAGATCATTAAACATCTGCTCGGCAGTTTTTTCTTTGTGTTCTTCATCAATTCTTTGGAATGGTGCCCAGGCAATAATAGATTTGCAAGGAACAAACGCTTCATCATCTTCATCTCTTTCTGAATCGTAGAAAGATATAAATTCACCGAATGATTTATGCTCGTCACTGTAATAGCAAACCCCATATTCACCTAAAAAGTATCCATCTTTATACTTTACTAAATACAAATCACTAAACAGTGGCTTTGATTCGCTAAACATTTTCCATGTGGTCATTTTCTTACCTCCCAATCCAATGCTTGTCCACAATTTGGGCAAAATTTCGTGTTTGGATGCGCATTATTAATATCACTCATCTGTCTATTACATGATGGACATCTTCGTGTATGCCTTGTAGCTACCAACTTTTTTGGAGTTGCTCTTTCAACCAATTCTTGTAATGTTACGCATGAGCTATAATAAAAGTTTTGTAAATACTTTGCAGTGCGATATCCATCACCACTTTTATCTAGCACTATGTTTTTAATCTCATCTAACGCTTCTTTATATTTATTCATTTTCTTCTTCTCCTTTTAATAACTGCCCACAAAAAGGACAACGAGGGTAATATTTGTTTCCATGAAGCGTTGGAATTGGAACAGCTCCATGCTTACACGTTGGACAACATAACATCAAATCGCCACATGGACCAAATTCAATATCTATTGGTTTCTTTGGTGTTTCTTTATCCGCAAGATTCCCCAACAATTGAAAATATGCCTTGGCACGATCAGTTTCTTCTATGTCTGCTGCTTTGCACGTAATTTGATGTTCTTTTTCAAGAACTTGCAACAATTCTTGGTATTTATTCATATGCCTTTAACTCCTCTTTTAATTCGTTTATAGCTTCTTTAACAAACTTTAAATCCATATCATAGTCAGCAACTAAATCTGCCATTCTACAGTTTGAATAGCCTTGTAAAGCTCCTTCTAATGTAGAGTGAAAGGAAATTGATTTCTGAATTTCCTTTACCTCACCATCTTTGCTAGTTTGAATTGCATATTGAATTAGCGTATAGCTTTTTCCATCAGATACGATACCGTATCCGTTTTTAAGATTAATCATCTTGTTCCTCCTCTAACAGTTTCATGTCATAACCACTACTAACAAATTTAATTGTCAATTCATGATTTATACAGTTTCCTAATTTTGTGTAAATCAATTCCATTTGTTCTCGTGTAAATTCCCTATCAAGACATTCATTCACTTTTATTAAAACGTTATCTTGATACTCTTTATTCTTCTTGGCATATCTGTATGGCATTGCTTTAAAACAACTTCTGCTGCACCATTCAAGTAATTTGTACTTCACTTCGTCAACTGTATTAACATCGCCTAAATAGAAATATAGATTTGTTTTTGGAATCAGAATTAGCTCTTTATTTTGATTTATGAATGATCCATAGAAGATATTCATAATTTTATATATATAATTTGCTAAATCATCATCTGTTCTTCCATTCCAATCGTTTATCGCTGCTTCCTTTGAAGTGTAGATGTAAGTACCTAGAACCTCATCACAATGTGTTGCAATCGGACACGTTTCTGAATCACTAATATCATGTACAATCACATATCCAACTCCACTGTATGGATTTTCTAAATAGGATTCATCTTTTAAATTTCCTTCATCATCTGTTAACTGTAATCTTGCTTCACCGCCACAAAATGGACATGGTTTTAATTTTTCAGTCATTTTCTATAATCTCCCCATCTTCAAAGTGATATTTCTCTAAAATATCTTCAAATTTTAGCTTAAATGGACGGTCTGTTAAGACAATGTAATTCTCGTTTAACTCCTGCTCATCAAACAATCCAATAATTTGACCAAAACAATCATCAAACATATACCAGTCCGTAAAAGGCAGCATTGCAAACTGTTCGCCTTCCTGTATGCCTCTTTCTTTCATAAAATCTTTCAGTTTTTTAATTTCTAACATTTTATTACTCATTCCTCTCGCTTTTATAACTGCCTGTTAGCAACAATAACAATAAGAACCAATAACTGTAATTTGCACACATATAACAGGTGATTCCAATTATTGCTAAGTTGTATAGCATACAAGCTATTTCTCCCATTAATAATCACCTGCATCATCATTTTCAGGCATTGGAATACATCTGTTTTCGAATTTCTTGTATGCATCCAAATACCATTCCTTTTTATCGCCGTTGTAAGTTAATTCATAATACATTCCATCATGTAGATCAGTACTCATTAAATACTTCCAATTCTGCAACGTCTTACATTTCCATACAAAATAAGGTTCTGTATCTACATTACTGATACATTTATCCGATTTATCTAAATGTTCTTCTACGTATTCCTTTACAATTCTTCTTGCAATAACATCCATGTTCATATATCTTAAATCTCCTTTCCTAGTACCCCTTTGCTAATCTTTCTTTATTGATCTCATTCTTGCGAATATATTCGTTGTAGATTTCTTCAATCGAATATCCTAAATGCAATCCTAATGCGATTACGTAAGCTAATACGTTATCATCTCTTGTTAAACTGATTACACAACTAAATGCATATGCCTGTCCAAATCCTAAATCCGTTTTTAGCTTGTTGTAATTCCACTTGATGTCCTCGTATTGATAACATCCTGTACCAAACTTGATTTCGTACATTAAAGCGAAATGTACAACATCAATATATTCCTCAAATACTTTGGCTTCGTCTTTAGGCTCTTGAGTGAACTTCCACCAACACCAATCGGCTTTCTGAGCGTGCATCAATTCTCCTAATTCATCAAACAATGCACTTTCTAATTGACTTTTAGAAACATAGTCTACATTATGTTTCTTAAATACTTCCGTATCATATGCTTTCTGTCTTTCAAGCATATCTTTAATTAATTCTGTACTTGTCATTTCTATCCTCCTACATTTGGGCAAATACAATCCCAGTTATAATCATCGAATTTAACTTCTTCATCCTTGGTGATTTCTCCATCAATAATTTCAATGATTTGGTTAAAGCACATTCCACATTCAAATGCATGAATTCTCATATCAACTCCGTATTTTTTACAAGATTGTAATAATTCTTCTGCACTAATGCTCCATGCGAATTCTGCTTCAAATCCAATTGCGAATTTTCCTTCATCGTTCCAACCATCAATATATTCATCTAAGTCAAGAATAAATCCTCTTCTAGTTCCTTTAATATAGCATCTGCTACATTCAACACTACCATAATCACCCATCTTCAACGCTTCTAAATATTCGCCGAAATAATCAACCGGTTGTAATCCTTCTAAAACAAATTTTGTTAAATTCTCTTTTGTACCCCTCACTCTTAAGGTACCAGCACACCAATTAGGCATTTTTTATTTCCTCCACTGTTCTTCTTTTCTTCTTTGCAATTTCTTCTGATGCTTTTTCTGTTATTCTTCCTTCAAAACAAATTGTTTTATAAATCTTCGTGCATATTGTGGATGAATCATACTCCTTTGTGTTTGCACACTGTATTCACCTTTTTTGACCTTAGAAATAACTTTCTTAGGAACAAATTCAATAGGATCAAAATCTAAGTTGTTTTGTACTTTACAATTAATGAACCAATATTGAGTCGGCTTTTCAAAATAATCTCCATCCATTCTTCTATTTCTATCAATCATAGAAGGCTTTATGCACCAATAATTCGTTAAATAATGAGGTTGCGTATATGGATTTTCAATAATCATCTGCAATCCTCTTTTTTCTGCTACAACAACTAACATACTGATTAATTCATATAACTCATGTAGTTCATCATGTAGCTTCATGCTATATTCTAGCTTCTTTATATCATCCCAATTTTTTTGTTGTTGGGCCTGTCCTCTAAACCAAAGAGGAACTTTTGCTTCAAACCTTGTACAAGGAAAGAAAGCAATGATTAAATCATCTTTTTTTATCCTGTCAAATATGGAAGGTTCGTTATGATACCCCCCCCGTGAGATTTATCTGTTTATCCATTTATTTATCCTTTCCAACATATTCCCCAATGTATAGACTTCCTTCAATTACATACACATTCTTGTAGTTTTGCTTTGTTACCCCAAGAAAGTCTTTACCAGGCTTTTTAAAAGCTAGTTTTCCATCCTTCGTACAGTATTTGTATTTGTTAGAACTATCATCATCACATCTTTGAACACTGTACATAAGTTCATCATCATATCTTTTCGCAATCATCTAGAATGGCATCCCTTCGCCCAAATCATCATTATTAGGATATGATTGGTAATTTACTTGATTTGTAAATGGTACTGTTTGTGGTTGCTGCATTTGTTGTTGTGGTTGAGGTTGATACATTTGTTGACCTGCTTGTTGTTTACACGTTTGTTGATAAGCTTGTGTTTGTGGCATTGTAGCGTTGTTTAAAGCCAATTCTACGTCCATAACATACACGCTAGTCTTATACACCTTCTGATTCTCTTTGTTCGTGTATGAGCTTTTTTGAAGCTTTCCGTCAACTGCGATATGTTGTCCTCTAAATCCATATTGATTAATATGTTCTGCATTTTCTCCCCAAGCAGTACAATCGAAGAAAGATTTAAACTCTTGCCCATTCTTTCCCTTCTCCTTTACTTCGATAGAAAAATTACATAGGCTTTGTCCTGTAGCAGTTTTCTTTAAAACAATATCGCTACCGATTTCACCCGATAAAATCACTCTGTTCATTTCTTTTCAACTCCTTTATACAAATTCAACACCTATTGAATTAGGTCTGATTCCTTCTATCATCTGATACATATGTGATTTAGAAATGAAATTCTTTCTAGCACACTCGGCAATTGAGCTATAGACTGTATCGCCTATTCTTACTTTCTTCTTGTTTCTCAATCCTTGTATCTGAGCTAGTTTGATAACTCTTAGGTTTTCAATTTTCATTTCTCCGTCCCAAACGATTGAGTCGTTTTTTTCTATTTCACCAACAAAAGCTTTGTAGGCTTCAAACAATACATTCAAGTATCGTTTCCCTTCTTTAAAGTTCACTACAACTCTGTATATTGATTCCGTTTCCTTTTTAGCTTTCATTTCCCTTTGTTTTCCTTTTAGATCAACAGAAACAACTCTCAAATAACTAGTAATGTAATATCTGATTCCTGTTTTACTTTCGCCCAGTAGTTGGAATTGCTCGTCATCTTCACTTGTTACTTTTCTTCTTTCTTCCTCATCTGTTTCAACAGGAAGAAGAATACATCCTTTGTAGGTTTCCTCGTTTCTTAACATCTTATGGAATTGAGCGTTTGTAATGCCCAACTCCCTCATTACATCTTTTGAAGATACGATTCCACGTACAACTGATATATCATTTTTTTCCAACATATAATATTGCACTTACTACCCCTCCTACTTTTCATTTGTTCATCAAATCTCCCAACATCTTCATACCTTCCTCCTTTTTTGGAGGTGCAGGCAATTGATCGTGTTGTTGATACATTTCTAAACTGATTTGACCTGAATTTAATAATTGTACTTCTTCTTCACAAATCTCTTTATAAGCTTGTAAAAATCTATCTCGGTAATATTGCAAGTCTTTTTTATTGCTCCACGCAATATCTCTTAACAGATAGCTCCCCCCGAGTGCTTTCTGAATGTTTCTAGGCAGTTTATCGTAGTTGACCTTACTAGTATGAGGGTCACACTTTGCGTTCCTTAAAACGATTTCCCAAGCCTCTCCGCACTCCTTAGTTTTTCCAATAGCAGTTTTACTGATTCGTGTTTTTACTTGTGCTACATTTGGAGCAAACTCTCTTGTATCACTTTGGATGATTTGATTAACTGCATTTGCTACTACCAAGTATTCATAATCCTTAAAAGATACTTGCCAAAGTTTCAAATAAGCTTGTGTATCCTCCTGAGTCATATGCTTGTAAGTCATAGGATAGTTGATTCTTAGCACTTGTAAGATTCTTTCAGTTTCTTCTAATGTCAAAATGCATACCCCATTTCTTTTCTAGTCAATTGTCTTTGACCGCCATTGTTATTATTCTGCAATTTGTAGAATGTTAACCAGCTATGTACAATGCTCTGATTTACAATAGCGATCTTGGTAACATCATCTACTGCCAATTTATCTAATTCATTTAAAGATAACTTCATTGCTCTAGCAGTCAAAGGTTTTCTTGCTTTAGTACGCATATCTACAAAGTCATGCAATGCATCTTGCAAATCTTTGTTTTCTGTATACTCTGCAATAATTGATTTAACTGTTTCTGACTTTTGTTTCTTTTTTCCCTTATATATATCTGTATTATTAAATGTATTATTAATACTTGTATTATTATCTAGGAAATTTTTTTCACTAGGGGTAGTGAAATTATTTTCCCTAGGGTCAGGAACATAATTTCCTGAGGTAGTGAAATCATTTTCCCTACCTATAAACAGTTTCCTTTGCTCGATTTCTTTAGTTCCTTCTCTATATTTAACACTTCGTTGAATGTACCCTTTATCAGCTAATTGACTAATCCAATTTTTAATTGTTCTATCAGATACGTTATAAAGTTCTGCAAAGTATTGATTAGATGCCCAACAATACCCTTTTTCATTACATAACGCAGTAATTTCTCCGTATAGTAGTTTTGCGTTTGGAACTAAATCTTTATCGTATCTTACGTTAGCTGGAATGATCGCATAATACGCTTTTTGTTGTTCTTCCATTCATCACACCTCCTAACATTCTGTACCTATGTACTTTGTATGGAACACATAGGCGATACACATAGCACTCCAAATGTCGGCTTTAAATCCATAAAAGTAACCAGGATTCTTTTTTGTACCTTTTCCTTTGTTTGGAGTATCTTTAGCGAACAAATCAATCAGAGCTTGTCTAATAGTTGCGTCTGTCGCTTTCATAGAGTGGCATAGAGTCATTTTTTCTTCACTTCGGTATATTAATGTGGGTTCAATATCGAAAGCTTCAAATTGCTCTAATAAACGTCCTATAAAGTAACAAGTTTCAAATGTTGTTTGACCTACAGGCATACCGAAACTTTGTATTCCTTCAATCGCTACATAGTCAATTGGATAATTCTCTGATTTCCAATTTGAGATTTTATCTTGCAATTCTTTGTTAGGAATTTTCCCTTTATCTACAACTGCCGATAAATCATTCTCTACAACAACAAATGCACTGTATTCATTTGCTGGGTCAATGCCTAAAATCGTCTTACGCACCTCCAATTTCAAACTTAGTGACCTCTATTTTTTTCTTGGTCGCATTCATCTTGGCTTCAATTGATTCGTAAGCAGTTTTGAAACGCTTTAAATCAGAATCAACTTTTGCAAGCTTAGTTCTTTCATCTGCTACTTTCTGACAAGCTAGTGCTTCAAAGAATTTAATGCTCGGTGCTTTTCCGTCATGGTCACGTTCCCAAGTACTGCGTTCTACATAAATTGCGTTTGTCATTTTATTTTCAATATCTGCTTTAAGAATGTTCGATTGTTCCTGTAATCTAGCCATCATTTCCCCAATCAGAAACATTTGATTCGCTAGGTTTTCAACATTTAATGCCATTTCCATTACTGCACTTTCATCAGGAATATATGCATCAACTAAGATTGAAAGTTGCTCTTGGATTTCTTCATCTTTCCAATATTTAACTTTGAATGGATTGTATTTAAACAACAGTTCATTTTGACTTAGCATTATATTTCACCTCTGATTCATCAATATGTCCGTAGATACGTTCTAGGTACTTAATTGCAATCTCTCTCAATTTCTTTCCTTTAGGACTTTCTGAGTCCATGATTCTATGACAACGTTGGCAAGCACAGACTAGGTTTTTTTCACAACCTAGTCCGCCATTGCTTCTTGAAAGAATTGTGTGTGCTAATTCAATGCGATATGTACTCCCACAAAATATGCACATTTGGTCTCTTTCTTTTACCAACTTTCTAGTTATTAAATCTATATCTGTAGCTTGGCTACGTTTTGATTTATACATATTTTTTCAATTCCTCGTCTCTGTAAGAAATTGCATCTTCTAAATGTTTAAACCATTTTTCATAACTCGTACTTTTTTATATCCTTCACGACACGTGTTTTGGACTAATATATGTTCGCCTATATTTTGAAACCTTCTCTGCCTTGTGCTTTTTATTCTTCCTAAGTTACTTGCGTAATATCCTTCCAAAGAAGGAATTTTCCTCCATTCTTCCATTAAACTAAGCTAACTCCTTCAGACATTTTTTCATCCTGTCTATGAACATATTCGGAATCTTGTTCTACTTGCTGAGTTTCTTCGTTATCGAAATAAACAGGTTCAGAACTTACATCATCCTTGAATGACATATCTGTTTCAATTGCAGTTTGCATTTCAATACTCATAATTCCCCACTTAGAAATTAATTGACGTAAGATGGTTTTAAATGCCATTCCGTCAAAATCTTTTTCCCAAAATGTATATCCCTTATGAGCTGCATACCCTTTAGAATATTTCTGAGCGTGTTCATCCATAGTTTCTTTTGACCAATACATTGATTTAGTGAATCCATTAGTCAATTCAAACATTCCGTAATATCCAATAGTAGGAGCTTTTTCACGTTCTAATGGGTCTGTAATTGCTCTTACTTCAATATCTTCTGTAAATGGGTTATAACTTAACAACTCACCATCTTTAACTGCTACGACATTGATTTTCTTGTATTGACCTGAACGAATAGCTAATTGAAGATAGCCTTTATAACCAAGCTGGAATGTAGCAACTGTACGATTGTTCTTAGTGTCTCTGAATGGAACCATGTAGTAGTGCCCTAATTGTGGACTAGGTGATAAGTTCAAAGAATCTCCTACAATACCAGCGCTTACGATCGTTGGAAAATCGCATTCTTGTAATTGCTTATTTGTATTAACTGCACTAATGATAGATGCCACGAATTTTTTACCTCTCGTTGCACTACCTAAAGTTTTTGAAATGTTGGCTAACACTGCATCTGATTTAACATAAGATGCAAATGTAGATGCATTTTGTTGTCTCTTAGCAATATTGTTTTGTAACATAATTAACATTCTCCTTTTTCTAAAATATTGACTTTTACATCATGTTCTTTAATAAATTGATTCAAAATTGGATTAAACGCTTGTAATTCGCTCATAGAGCCTTCAAATCTAAATACACAATATCTTCTTGGCTCTGTCTGATTTTGAGCCTGAGGGGTTTCAAATGGAGTCTGAGAAGGAACTACATTTTCTCTTTCCATTTGAGCTTGTTTAGATTGTTCAATCTGAGCATTTACTTTTTCTTGAAGCTTTGCTTTAGCTGCCTTGATTTCGTTGATTCTCTCTGTAGCTTTGCTTAAATCCAATGTCTTACAGAACAATTGGATAACTTGTTCTGCTTGTAATTCATCTTCGGGAAGTGAAGCTTCAATGAAAGATAATTGTTCTTCGGCTTTCAAGAACTTGTTATTTAAGCTTTCTTCAATTTCTTTAGGCTTAACAGACTTGTTCAAATATCTTTCTTCAAACACTAGTTCAAAAGGATATTTGTTGTTTGTCATGCTTTCCCATAATTCTTTAATCTGATTACGCTTCAATTCTTTCTCTGCATTATCAATATCATTGATTCCGTTTCCTAATTTGTCCGAAGCAGCTTTGATAGTTTTCTCAACTTCCATGATGTCTTTTTTGTCTTGTAGCCACTGAGCGAATACATCATTCTCAACTTGTTTACGCTTATCCGATACAACTTTCACTAAATTGTTAAGTGAAGCTCTGTCTGTTTTAGCTTGCTTATAGTTATTCTCGTCAACTACATAGTCGTAAGCTTTCAATCCTTCTTGAATTGCAGGTAATAAATCACTTGCGTTTGTGTACACTTTTCCGTTTTGCGCACGTATCTCTAAATTAAATTCCATATTTTCATCCTCCATTTACTTATATAGACAATGTGATAGGTGGTTCTACATCATTCACGAAGTACCTATCCCATTTTTCTAACATTGCTTGTTTTAGATCGTTCATACTGTCTAAAGCTTCTTCTTTGCGATATGAACGCTCAATAATTCGTGCATCACCATCTGCAAATCTTAGTTCTGCACAATAGATAACGAAATCGAAATCCGTAACAATCAATCCTTCTAATGTTTGGCAATAATAGTTATCGGGAACTGTTTCATTCCCTTTAGAACCCCATTTTTGCAAACTATGAGAATTGATTATCTTAGATGTTTTAATTTCTAAGATTCCTCTTTCTCCTGTTTCTTTGTTGTAAATCAGTCCATCAGGACTGTATCTAAGAAACTCATGCTCCTTAGAAACCAATGTAACGTTATCCACGTATTGAACATCTAACTCAGGATGTTTAGCCTGAAATAGTGTTCTTAAACAAGGCTCGGCAGTGTTTCCATACTCGATTGCATCATTTGTAATTTGTTGTGAGCCGAATTTTTTATCATGCCACAACTGATTTAGTGTTTTCCATGGATTCAAGTCCATGAAACAAGCTGCATCCGAACCGCCAATACCACGTCCACGTTTTTTTAACCATTCTTCATGACTTCCATACTTTTCAACACTAAACTTTTCAGTGTCTTGGTAAAGATTCATCTTTTACCACCTCCTTAAAAGAATATTTCTAGTTTTTCTATTTCTTCTGTTCTTACTGCGTGTGATGTTCTTCTGTTATCTTCTAAAAAGTCGTATTCATCTTGAACACCCCATGCGTATCTGCTATGCAATCTGTTGATTTCTACAATGTTTTTAAATCTTTCTACTCTTCCATCTTTTAAGTAGACATATACAGTGTGCTTTTTACCTTTTGGTGTCTGATAAATTAACATTTCTTACTCCTCCTTATGTGTCGTCTTACAAACCTCTTATGTACCAATTAGCTATCACAATGAAAGCTAAAGAAACTAAGAAACAGATTAATGAACAAATGTAATTGAACTTAGCCATTCTATTAACCATATGCGTTTGTTTTTGACTTCTAACTAACATTGAATACTGAGTTTCGTACTCGTTATTGGCAAAAGAAGGAAGCGTGATACAATCGCCTAATTCAACTGCTTTCTTCTTTGCGGTTGATTTAGAAGTAGGCTTCTTCGTCACGTTCTGCTTTGCAGAAGTCGTAGCAGTAGTCTTCGTAACTGTACTCATCTTGTTCTTCCCCCTCTTCATCTTCATCAATAAAACAGTTGTCATCCAACTCTCTTAAATCATCTACATCCATCATGTTGTTCACACCTTTCTTTGAACTCAGGAAACATCCTGATAAATAACTTTGTCGGAACTTTCTTTGTATCTATCACTTTGGATAGATTGGACTTTTTGTAAGCCTCCGATTCGCATATAAGATTCAACATCTTGTATGCGGTTTTTTTAGAAACACCAAGTTCCATGATGTCTCTATACCCAAGCAACACTTTCATTCCTTCACACATCTTTTCCCAACTTCAAATCCACACATATAAATGGTTTGAAGCATTGAAGATACGTTTAATAAATCTTCATTAGAACATCCATTCTTGATTAGAATGTCGAACACTTTTTTTTCTGTTTCTGTTGATTCATGGATTAAACTAATTGAATTTAATCTTCCACTTGGTTCTGGCATTTTATTCACCCCTTCTTATCGTTTTATGCATTTTTGAATTTATTAATGAAATAAATCTGACCTTTGCCAGTCACTTTTGTAGTTCTCGTGATTCTTGTTGAACCATCAGGATTGCTTATAGTTCGTTCTTTAACTTCAAACAATCCTTTTTCCATTGCCGTTTGAGTTGGCATATTTTTTGAAGTACCTTTCTTAATCAAATATCCGTCATTTCTCATTCTTTCAAATAATCGTTTTTGACCAATATCTGTGCCATTCTGTTTAATCAATTTAGCTAAGTCACCAATTAGAATTGAAGTATCACTAGTTGCAACTGCATCTGCAAAGATCGCTTTCGGTTTCATTTCTTCGTTTTCGATTTGAAGATTAGCAATTGTTTTATGTGCAATGTCTAATGCACGAGCCATAACCTTTTCAGGACTATTCCAAGCCTTTTCTAATTCGATTAGTTTTCTACGAATTTCTTTTCCTTTTTCATTGCGTTGGAGCATTGCAATTTCTTTCGCCATATCTAGTGTGATTTGATAGTCTTGTAACTCTCTAGTCGCTCCGTTATTAACAACCGTACAATTTTGTACACTTGTAAAATCGACGTTTTCTTCAAATCCGTATTCTGACATTTGCTCAAACCATCTAGAGAATCTTCCTGCAATGTTTAATTCTTTGTACAACTCTCTAGCCGACAAAGTTAATTTGTCACCGTTTGTAGTTACATTAAATAATTCATTCATTTGTTTATTCACCCCTTCTATAATTACGCTCTTAGCGTATTCAATTTGTAAAAAAATTTAGATTTTAACCAAATCTAATGAAACAGTAGCTTTGGCACAAATCTTCTTGACTTCCCAAAAGTAGAAATTTTTAATTCCACTTTCTTTTCTTTGGTAGCTAACAGTAGATATACCAAGATATTTAGCCATTTCTTTTTGAGTCATATTTAATCCAACTCGAATTTGTTTGATTGTTAATAATTCCATTTTCAATACCCTCCTATCTACGCCCTTAGCTTATCTACACTTATAATATACGCTTGGAGTTTAATTATGTCAATCATTTTTTTATTATTTTAATACAATTATTTAGTTTAGAGCGTAAATTATGATATATTTATTGTAGAAGTAAAATTTGTTATTGTTATGAGAAAATGAGGTGATACTATGGGTAACAAATTTGAATGTCAAGGATTAGCCTTGAAACAGTTTAGAAAGGAGAGCGGACTAACCTTAGCTGAGGTTACCGATAGGTTGCATCACGCACCTATGTGGCTTTCTGATATAGAGAATGGAAAAAAGAACATATTCTTTAAAGATGCAAAAGCTCTATGTATGATATATGGACGCACTTTAGATGAATTATCCGCATTGGTAGATAAATATGAAAGATAGATCATAATGGTTGAATAGAGATGATGTGTATCGTTTTGGTAGTACAAAACGTCCGCAACGAAACATGATAAACTTTAAGTGCCTGTAAATAGGCAACTGTATTTTCATCTCTCTCTATTTCATGGAAGGCACACTCGCTAAAGGGTGTGTTTTTCTTTTTTACATAATCGAGTAGGAGAAAGTAATAAAACTTTCGTCCTCTCACACCACCGGGCAAGCCGTTCGGCACACGGCGGTTCAAATTCATATTAACAGTGCTTTAAATTATATTGGTCTAGTAAGAATACTAGGCCTCTTTCTTTT